AGCAGGTCGACGATCAGGCGCTGATCACCCGACGGCAGGCCATAGGGCTGAGCATCCATCCACTGGCCGTTCTCCACCGTGTCCAGCTCGGCACGCGTCTTGATTTCGCGGCTACTGGTTGTTTGTGCTGTCAGTTCGCTGCAAATCTCGGACATGTTTCGTTCCGCCCACAGCTCAGCAGCGTTTTCGTCCTCAGCCGCCACCACGGCCGTTATGGTCACTTCGATTTCGAACACTTTCATGCCATCACCTCGGCTTCCAGGGTCTTGCGGTACGCCTCACCAGCTATCACGTCCTCAGCAGTTACGACGTAAGACTCAATGCTGTCGTAGGCGACGGTGTAGAAGTTCACAGCGCAAGTGCGGTCAGCCCAAGCCTGCAATGGCTTCATTAGGCGCTCAAGCTCGGCCTCCTGTTCCTTGGTAGCGTTAGGGAACCCATCGGCAAATTCGCTGTTATCGTCCGCCGCAGCGTTGCCCATGTGCTCAATCACCTCATTGGCATCAGGCAGGAAGCTGCTTGCGCTCCTACGGGAAATCACCCCGCGCCGGATCACAGTGCCCATAGTCAATTCGTGGTCGCTCACATATGACGCCAGGCTGTCGCTACTCCAACGCTCATCAGCCGGACCCAGGGAGTAGCAGTATTCGACTTGCTGAGCCGCCTCGGTGGCCGCGACCTTCTGAGCCATGATCATCTGCGCAGCATGGCGAACCCTGGCCAGACGGCGAAGCACGCTGTCAGTAGGCTTGCGCAGATCCCACTCCCACGTATCACTGACCGCTAGCAGCTCTTCATGCTCAGTCAGCCATTCGTGAGCCTTCGACGAATCGCCTTCAAATGCCCACGCCTCGCGCAGGGCCACGACTAGGGCCGACAACTCGCCGTCTCCCTCAGCATTAGCGAGCAACCACGCCTCGATATCCTTTCCGCGCCCCTGATTCTTTGAATAGTCATCCATCCAATCCGGAGCCGACTCCCGCGAGTGCGAAAGCCAATCACACATGGCGTCTTCCACGCGCTGAATTAACCCCGGCAGGTCGAACTCGGTGGCCTTGCTGGACGCCTCCAGTTTCCCATAGATGTAATCACCATCCGTGCCGGCCAGAAACGGAATGCCGTAGCTCGCGCCCACAGAGAAAGCCAGCGAGCCGATATCGCCCATAACGGAAATTCCGAACCGGGTGATGCAGATATCGAACGCTAGATTGTGGCTACCGGGCTTCTGGCAGCGCCACACCTCGACGCCATTCACATTGGTCAGCTCGGTGTAAGCGTGGTCTTTCAGCCACTCAGCGGTATCGGTGGCCAGCTTGGTGCGTTGCTCTTCGTTCATCGTGGTGTCCAGATCGATCGGTTTATTGGTAGCTGTTATGCAGTCCAGCGGGTGCGAAGTAGAACAATGTCCCGCACAGTCGAAACTCCGCAGCCATACACGGCGGCCAACTTGGCATAGCTCCAGCCCCCGGCGCTGTATGCGGCACGGATAGCCTTGACTTGTACGGTGGTCAGCTTGGCGCGCTGGTGGCAGGCGCCAACTCGGTGGCCCGTGTGGTTACGGGTAATAACTGGGGAGGTCATACCGTTTCAGCCCTTGGGCGCTTTTCTTTGATGGCGACACCATCCGAAGGCGCCAGCGTGGTGCCGGCGAACTCGCACATGGAGCCGCTTTGAAATTCGTTTGATACGTCGAAGGGTTCGATCTGGTGCCATGTCCAACGGCCCTTAACGTCGCCTGTGAGCCATTCAGCCCAAGCAGGGGCGTGGACCCATGCCGGGCGGGGTTTGACCCTGGAGCGCCCTATGGTGGCGTTGGCGGGCGTCTTCTTGGCCTTGGCGGCAGGCTTTACCGGCAACAGCTTCGACACCGGCCCCCCCTGCGCAATGCTGTCGGCGCGCTCCCGCTCCCGCAGACCATCCTCAAAACGACGCGCTACTGTGGCGGCCCCAAGGTTGTCATGAGGGAAAATGCCACGCCGGCAATGCGGGCAGCTCGGCACCGTCGTTTTGCTACGCCAAGCGGCCTCGACCTTCTTGGCCGCCGTCAGGTGCAGGACCGCGCCACGCTCTTCCTGTGCCGCCGCCAGCTCGCGCTTGTACTTCTTCGCATGGTCCTGCCAGAAGCCCCGCAGCTTTTCGAGAGCCCAGTACGCGGATACTTGCTTTTTACAGTCCAAACACATGACTGTTTCGCCCACTTCGTCCATTTCCAGACGGTGGTGCTGGCAGCCTTCATGCCGGCGAGCATAGTTCGCCTCAACCCTTGCAAGCCTCAGCTCGCCTATCTCTACGACGTTATTGGTGTCCAACATACCCTTGCACCTGAGTGGCTAATCCTGGCATGCGGGCACTATACACCGGCCACAAAACTCAATACATCATTTTTATGTTTTTATATGAAAAATAGGCACAAAAAAGCCCCCGCACCAGATCCCAGCACGGGGGCTCATCTTTCAGGCTATTCGCCGGCCGTCATTTCAAAGCGACTCAGGGTCGTGCTTGTAGCTCACATTCGGCAGTTCAAACCGCACGATCAGGCTGGACGACTCGTTATCCCGCACCAGGCGTACCGCTGCCCGCCTCACGTCTTCCGGCGAGGCCTGCATGATCGCGCCAACATCTGCGAAACCAGCGGTGTCCGGTACTTCAAGGTAGGTATAGGTCAAATCGCCCGCCTTGAGCGCCGCGCCTTCAAAGGCTACGAACTTTTTCACGTAGTCTTCTTGGGTCGCCGTATTCCTCAGCGTCACCATGTCGATAAACGAATGCTCGTTCTCCATTGAAATGATATTGAAGGACTTGGCCAGTGCGTCGGAGACTTTCGGGTACAGGGTCTGCTTGTACGGGGCGATCAGCGCCAGCATGTCCAGCTTGTCCTCCCGAAAGAACAGGGCCACGGTGAATTTCTCCCCGACAAAATTGAAATTGTCGGTGCACCGCCCCTTCTGCTCGATATTCGAACAGTCGTAATAGCCAGCCGAACGGGTGTATTTGTCGATGGGCGTGCCGTAGGTGTAATCCTTGAAAAGACTCACGCCAGCGGAGGCGCTTTGAATACCAGTCACCAGGCAAAGGCCCGAAGTTAGAGCCAGCGCGATAAGCTTTTTAGACATCAAGGGACGTTCTCTCTTGGTTTAGTTTCCGTACATCGCTGCACGATACTATGAAAGAGATTCGTAAGGCTTCTATCTGCTGGCAGGGCGCCAGCACCCGCCCTGCGCGGGGTGGCAAGGCGAGATTTCGATTATGACGTTATAGCGCTTTAACTCAATAGCTCTATAGCGCCATGGCGTTGTTTGGCTCGGCTGGATGCCCACTTTAATGGCTCATGCTTGAAGTCGGTCACGGCTTGGTCCATGTCAATTTCTCAGTGGCGTGCTGTAGCCCAGCATAAGAGGGTGTTTTGGGTCGCCGGACTTGGTGAAACCGAAGTGCATAACCGGCTTTCCGCTGAGAGTCAGTGAAAGCAGCAGGTCGTCGATTGATTGGCGCAGGCGCGGCGGCACCTTGCCAGAATTGCCCCAGCATGGAACCAATACGTCAGCTTCTCGGATGATGCCGTGTAGGTGCGCGTGATGGTCCGGGCCTTTCGGCTCAATCGGCCCGGCCAGGTGACGCACGTCTGTGGCGCGGTAGGAGAACACGTTGCCAATAATGAACCGGTGCCCGCCGTTGCGCAGCGTAAAGCCCCACCACTTGCGCACGGTGGCATCGTCCAGGGTGGCGTCAGCCGTCGAAGGGTTAACACCGAAGAACGCAAACACCTTGCTGCCCTCGTAGGGTTCACATACTTCGCGATCCAAGCGGTAGCGGTATAGGCCGCAATCACTGAGTACGGCGCTATTCATGGCTGGCGACCTCTTGGGTGGTCCTATCCAGGTACTTGCGGGCCACGCTGGCGCGACTCTCCGCGTAGCCACACACCTGGCTCATATACTTCATGTACTCGTCGCGACCAGCCTGTTTGCTGATTGTTTCCAGTGACGTGGCAGCGTCATTCAGCTGTACCCGCAGCGCCGCCTCACGATCCGCCCCCACCCGTATGGTAATGCCCTGTAGTTTCAGGCTCTCACTGGCCGACAACCACTGAGACTTGTAGTCGGCGCGGTCCTTCTTGATCCAGGCGATAGCCTCTTGCAGGGTTTCGGTTTTGCGCTCTTCGTCGTCGAACTCTTCTGAAAGCTCTTCGCGAAGTTCGGCCAGCTCTTCGCGCAATGCCGCCTCACGCGCCAGCGCCTCGTCCAGCAGCTGCTTGGGCGACTTGTACGGCGTAGGGCACTCACCTGGTGGGGTTTCGGTAAGGTTGCCGTGTACAAACTGGCGGCAGCCAAGGCAGCGACGGCTTCCACCATCGTCCAGGTCCACGCAGTCCATCACATGCTTATTCGCTTCACTCACTGATAGTTACCCCTTCAGATTCAATATTGGCGCGGCACTCATCAAGTGCCGCGTTACGGCCTTCACCGCTCATGCTGTAAATCGGCTGGCCCTGGTAATCGATTGGTTGGGCGCGCGCCGGTAACGTAATCACCATCGCCTCCCGCGACAGCTTCCAGCCCGCTTGGAAGGCTGGCCACTTATCGGCACAGTGCATCCCCTGATAGTCGGGCCGGGTCTTTTCCAGCCAGGCCGCCAGCTCTTGGCGCTGGGCATTGGTCAGGGGCTCGCTGGCAAGCAGCGTAATAACACCGTCCGCGTGGTGGCCGTGCTGATCGATCACGAACGCCTCAAAGGCGCAGTGCATCCGGCCGTTCATATCGCCACCGCGCGGGGTGGATTGGCCAGGCGGCGTAGGTACTCGACAGCCATCACCACCGGGAAAATGGCAAACAACCCGCCGTCGCAGTGGTCATCCTTGCGAAGCTGCATAGAACCCTCTTCGACGTAGCACCAGCCCCCGCGCTTACCATTGCCCGCCTGGAAGCCGTAGAACGCCATAAAGCCGTCCTTTGTCACAAGGAAGTGTGTTGCGTGGCGGGCGTCAGTCAGCATGCGTTCAAGCTCAGGCAGGTGATCAAGGGTCAGCTCTCCCGGCAGTGCGCGATCCTCACCAATGAGGATCGGAGGCAAGCGCTTATCCATTCCGCACTTCCACCGTACCCACGTATAGGTTTTGACCGGACCATTATCATTGGGGATATGGGCGCGCAATACCTGCTCACGGCCGCTCGGCGCTCGATATCGTGGCTCTTTCACTGGCGCCGGCGACTTTGGACGCGCTTTTAGCTTCTCGGGATCAATCGCCGGCACTGCGCTGGCCACCGGCTCGGGCGCTGGGGTTTGCTCGACCACCGGCGCCGGCGCCGGCTCTTGTACCGGCTCAACGGGCTTTGCTGGGGCTGTGATCGATTGGGGGCGTGGCTGGGGCTTCAAAAGCTCCGGGCGCTCTTCCAGCTCAATCAAATCCTCGGGGACATCATCACCACAGGTCAGGGCGGCAATGGCGCGCCCTTGGCCTTGCTGATCCTCAACCCACTGCACCAGCGCCAGACCACGCGCCAGCAACAGATTGAGGTTTGCGTGCCCACACTGGAGCAGCAGCTTGTCAACGCGCTGTTTGCTCGCGTCCGACATGCTAAACATGATTTCGTGGCGAACTGGTCCGGCTGGCGTACTCATGCCTCACCCCCACGGTATGCAGTCTTCAAAAAACGCTCTACAGCGTCTGTTACAGAGCCGGCTTCCACGTAACGCCCGCCCTCTACGATCAGCGGCAGGCTACGGCGCAACAAACGCTCGCCATGGCGCAGGCGCTCAGTCGTTTCGGCCGCTTGCTGCAAAACTTCCTCGGGCGTAGACGGAATCGGGCGGACATGATCGGACGGCTTGCGCTCCAGAATGATGCGCAGCAGATTGCGCCGGGCGCCTTCGTCGGACTTCAACGATGGGGGTTCGGGGGCGGCGCTTTCCATATCCGCATACAGGCCCGCCAACAGCTCGCGGGTGACTAATAGGTATTCAGCCATTTGCGTGCTCCTGGCCGGCGGGCGGCGTTAGGTGGTCGTACATGGGGGGATTCCTTATCTCTGGCGGAGTAACGGCATAATTACATAAAAACGCTAATGTGTCATTAACGTTTTAACGCCATAACTCTTTACAGTTAATGCCAGTCGGCCAGAAGTTTCGCAGGCAGTGCACGGGGGTAGGTGGCCAGCGTGGATAGGTCGAGCAGAGTGAAATATCCCTCTCCGTCCGCGCGCCATCCGCCTGTATCAATGTGATGGACGTTGCCGAGCACTAACGGCTCCCGCAGTGGGTTATGGCCGACTACCAGCGCACGCACTCCTTCCACCGGCGTCGTATCGGCCTCTTCCACGCGCTGACGCGACCACATGCAGGTGTTCTGTACCAGGCGAAGGCGCTTCTTGCTCTCGGGGGATTCCAGTTCGTAGCGCAATCGATCCCACGACGAGAACGGGCAATCAGCGTGTACGACTCCCACCAGGCCGCCAGCCGTCTCAACCTCGATAGCAAAAGGAATCTCGCCAAACTGCACAGCGAACTCTTTCTGTTCGAACAGCGATAGACCCGCGAACCAGGAGCCGCCGTTATAGATCCAGTTGTTCACGTCGCATGTATCGAACCGGCATACATAGTCGTCATGGTTGCCACGTACCGGGTGGAACCAAGGCTTGGCCAGCCACTCCAGAACGTCGCGGCACTCCGGCCCACGGTCCACCAGATCGCCAGCACTGAATAGCCGATCCTGCTCGGGATCAAACCCCACCGCATCCAGTGCCTTTTGCAGCTTGGTGAAATGGCCATGGATATCGCCCACCGCAAAGTCTCGGCCCACAGTGTTCGCCGCAAACCGCTTCATTCGTACCGTCCCTATTACCTCAAGCATGCCGCCTCGCCTTTTCTATGACTCAAATTAAAACGGCAAAGCGTTTTGGCGCTTTGCCGTTAAGATGTTATAGCGCTTTTGTGTCGCGCTATCAGGGAGCGTTGCTACCGCCACACTTGGGGCAATCCTGGAAGCGCTGGGCGTTGGAGATAAACACACCGCAGTGCTCGCACCGATCACGAAACGCCCGGTACCGTGTCGGCTTGGCCAGCATAATCCCGGTACCACGCAGCGCTTCTTTGTGCTTTACCTTGCCGCTGGCCACCACCTTGCGTACCAGCGGATCAATCAGGGCCACCGGCGCCTGCCTAACCTTATGGTGCTCACGCCCGGTCATGCTCTTGGCGATATTCGCAGGAAAGGCATGCGCCCTACTGAAATCATCAGTGATATCACCGTCATTCGTCAGCCAGTACAGGTCGTTTCCATTCCAGGCGCCGGCCGCGTACAGGTAGCAGCGCTCAGCGCCAGGCAATTGCGCCTCCACCTCGTCCAGCTTCACGTTCTGGCAATCCACCGCCAGCGTGTGACGGTCCATCAGGTACGCCACCGGCCACGGTAGATCCGACTCGCGGCTCTCGTTCTGGCTGGTGGCCTGCTCTTTGGTGTAGCGCTGGGCGTTGTCCAGGTTGGTCGTGTAGCCTGCGCCGTCCTTTGCCCAAAACATCAGGCGGTCGCCGGTATTGCCTCGGCTGTCTTGCAATACGAACTCGCTCACAGAAAGCTCCCCTGTGTCCCGGCAGGCGCCTGGCCAATGGCGGCCAACTGCTCGCCCGTCGTTCCTACGCCGTGACTGACTTGAGCCTGGCGGCCGGCCTTCGCGCCAAAATGGGCGTCTATCGGGTTAACCTTGATCTTGCGACGGTTTGGCCCCTCGGCCGGGCCTTTACCGTCCGTGAGGTTATGCAGGTAGGCGTCGATTAGTTCCTGACTACGGCCCTTGATGGCGATCAAAGCGTGGGTATCGCTTTCGGCCTGCTCGGGCGAGTCCTCTCCCGTCGGTATCAGCGCCTTGAGCTTGTCCTGCACTTCACCAACCCAATACAGTGCGAAGTGATTGCCTCTGGTCTTGGCAGATACCGAAGATTTAGGAAGTTCTCCGCGCTTGATTCGATCCATGTAGGCCTTGCGGGCGGTCTTACATTGGCGGTGGAGGGTATCGTAGGCGTACTTGGCAATTTCCGGCGCCGGCGTCACACCGACAAACAAAGGCACCTCGACGCGGCCTCGCGTATTGCACCAATACTTTTTGGTCAGACCTTCGCAGTCGAATACGTCAGCCACTACCGCAGAAAGCAAGCATTCCCACTGATCGCGCTTCGCCTTTGCCTGCTCGCCCTGTGTCATACCTACATCGCTCAGATTCACCTGAGTCTCAGTGAGACGATACTTGGCCATCAGCTTTTGAGCCTGGCGCATGGCCGCTGCCGCTTCGTGCTCGTTAGAGCTGGCCGACAAGGCCAGGCAGTGCTTGATCTTGCGAATTACGCGCTCAAGCTCCGTTGGATCGATATCAGACATTTGCAGTCCCTTGCGGCAGTAGGTGATTCGGCACTTCGAAAAATTGAAGCTGGCCAGGGTAAGGAATGAATGGCAGGTACTGAGGATCGCGCAGCAGATAACCCTTCTGGCCCATGTACCAAGGCGAATCGCTATGGTCCAGGCTGTCGACCAGCTCAACAGAGCCGATAATCCCGCCCCGTTGCAGCTCAGCAAAGCGGGGCATATCAGTAATTCCGCGCTCCAGGGCGAACTGGTAAGCCGTGGTGTATTCGTCCCTTGTCACGCCCTTGGAAGCGTGCACCAGGAAGCGGCCCCGGTACTTTGTGTGCCAACTACGATTTTCGATGTCTTTCCCATGATGGATGATCAGATGCGCCCATGGTTGCTTAATCGACAATGCTTTCAATCGCCACCTCCTTGCTGTGTTTTTCCAGATAGGCCAAAGCCGAGCGGATCACTGCCAGCTCATCACCAAACATCCCAAGCCCCTTATTACATGGCCCACAAAGGATTCCCCTGACCTGCCCAGTAGCGTGGTCATGATCGAGATGCGGCCTAAAGCCTCGCGGATCTGCTGGAGATTTCAAGCAAATCGCACAAAGCCCTCCCTGTGACGCCAGTATCTCGTTGTATCGCTCCGGTGTGATTCCGTACTGGCGCTTCAGGTGAGATTTCCAGCGGCTCCGCTCCCACTCTGACGGGTTCGCTTCGGCCCATGCTTTGATAGCTGCGCGTGCGCAGGCCTTGCACTTGTGTGGCGCTGACTTCGACATTTCCCGCGTCGGCTTCTTGGTGTTGCACCCCTGGCATATTGGGAGCGCATCCAATAGGTGGGCGCCGTAGGCTTTCTCCGCATCCGCACGCCTGGCAAATGGCTGGGCTACCCATCCACATGCGCAGCTCATTGCCCAGCCGTCTTTTGGTGATTGTCGAGGGCCAGGGATCGGGCTTAGCGGGGTCGCCTTGCGCTCATGTCCTGCGACAGTTCTACCGCCCATAATTGCCACCGTGGACGATCAGCCAGGCCCACGGCTGGCGGATTGATAGTGCTTTCACTTTTTGGCATTCCTGTTCCGGTGCTTCTCGCCCTTGGTACGGCGAGCGGGGTGGTACGGGTCAAGCTTGATCGCCTTTTCCCGCGCCAGCTCTTTGTTGTAGTCGTCAAGGCATCGATCCAGGCTGCTCATGGCTTCACCCGATCAGGGCTTGGGGCGGGCATGTACATACCGCCAGGCCCACGCCACACGCCGAAACGGTCGACGGTGCATTCGCGCCAACAGCCCGCATTACCGTACTGAGGCGCGAACCACACCAGGCGCGTGGTCATTGCTTGACGGCCTTCGGGCTCGGGAACGGGTACAGGTCGTAGGTCGTCCCGTTGCCGTTGTCCGCCAGGTTCAACGCATCGCAGACCTTACGGTTAGGCTCAATCTCGTAATCGCCTATCTCGCCCGATTCCACCTCGCCAAACTGGATGTACGCCAGCGGCTCCCCGGCTGGCTTGGAAATCAGCATAAGTGCAGCGCGGAACTGCTCGACGTACTGCTCTTCTGACTCGGCGGCCCATTTGTTCACCAAACAATCTTCATCCGGCTCGGCGCCTTCGTCTCCAGGCTCATCACCTGGCTCGCCAGGAACCATGAAAAACTCGCGCTCTACTGCGCTGAGGTAGTTGGAAAAGCGCTGAATGGTTTCCAAATGGTCCAGCAGCGCGGCGGGGGAACGGGCCAGCTCACCAATGCCGATCAGCTCGTAGATGCGTTGAAGCGTGGCGGTGTCGCCATAAGTGACCAAAGGCTTGCGATAAAACGGGCCTTCGTTGGCAATCCACTGGCCCACATCACCGCCCGACCACATCTTGCGCAGCATGCTGGGGAAAACCAGTTTCGCCGGCTCGCCCTGGTGCTGCGCAGCATGAATAATCGGCGTCAAGTACTCGGCAATCTGTTTGCGTTGAGTGGTCCACTGGGTATCAGTCAGCGCCCTGGCGATCAGGTCATTCAGTTCAAGGCTGTCGCCGTGGTCAATCGGGCGATTATTCATGGATTGATTCCGTAGATGTCTTTGAGTGGGGTTTCGTGGTGCTGGCGGCACATCCAGACGATTGGGTCGAGCTTGTGGAACGGCAGTTGAAACCCCGTCCCCGCGCGCAAGGCCGATTCATCACACATGCTCTTGAGGCGATGCGTGACCAGCTCCCAGCCGGCCAGTAGCGTTTTGCAAAGGCCGTCGAAATAGGTGTCCGGCACCACAGGGGCGTCCAAGAGGTAATAGCGAATGCTGTGCTCCAGGTACTCGCCATACACTGCGTTGAGTGCCCGGCTTTCCAAACTGGCCACCGGCGCTACTGGTACCGGCTTCGGCGCCTCGCCCAGCATGGCGAACATGTCAGCCTGTACTTCGGTTCGGCGCTTACTCATTGCTAGCGTATGACGTTAAAGAGCTATAACGCTTAGACGCCTCGGCGTTAGCAGCCCCTTGCGCAGCGGTGCGCACTTGGCGCCGTTTGCTGCATTTCTGGTGATTGCCACTGCTACGGGCGCGCCCGCACTCATCACACACGGACTTCACATGGATATGGCCAAAGACTTTCGGGCCGGGATGAATGCTCATGCGGCACACTCCAGCTCTGACGGGACGTTGATAATCGGCAGTTGCTGCGCCGCCTCACGACACAAGCGCATCTGCTCAGGCGGATAACCCCAAATGTTGCCGCCGCCGCGCTGACGATCGATTCCGAGATAGGCCGGATCGATCCGCTCGCCACGCATCACGTAGTTGCGCATCTGCAACACCAGATCACGCAGCGTGCCGCCGTGGCTGAACCCCGGCCAGCGCTTGCTGGTGGCCTTGGCCTCGATCATCGCCCCGCCCTCGTCATGCAGGTACACCCGCTGGTCAAAGCTCAGGCGCGCCACGCTGTCATGCTGGCGGGAGTAGAAGAAACAACGGCCATAGCTGGAAATAACCTCAATCAGCCGATTGGCGTACTCACAACGCAGTAAGCGGGCGAACTGGCTCGCGCCGTGGTCAACCATGCCTTCCTCCAACATGGTGGCCACCAGCTTTTCGCACAGCTCAACACGGGCGTGGTCCATGTCGGCATTCCCGGTACCGCACACCAACAGCTCGGCCGTGGTGCGCGTCGGTAGGTGCTTGGCAATCAGGCGCAGCTGACTGTTCCCGGTGCACAAGCGGGCGGTGAACTCAAAGCGGGGATTGCCCACCATCGCGCCAACCCAATCAGGTTTGCCGGCGACCGGGGTTAGGGATTGATCAATCATTTCAGTGAACCTCCGGATGGATAGAGCGGCCCGCGTAGGGCTCAAGGCGTTGCGCGATCATGTTGGCCACTTGAATCAGGCCGGGGCGACTACTCTTCGGCGCCTTTCCAATAACGTTATTGCCTTCCAGCGACTCGACCAGCAACGCAATAACGGTTTGGTTCGGGTTAATCGCCTTGCCGGATTGCAGATCCTCAGTCAGCGCGCGGGCGGTGTCGGCCCAGCACTCCAGATCAAAATCAGCGGGGGGATTGATTTCGTACAAGTCGGCCAGGATTTCAGGGCAGGCCAGGAAGCGCATGCGGTGCGCTAACAGGTCCGCCGACATCCGGCTAAACATGAGTGGAAGGGTTGGCATTTGGTTTATCTCTGGCGTTTTGGTGAAGGCGCAAGATTATCACTATACCCTGAATTTTATAAAGTGTTTTTTGAATAAAACTTATGGGTTTTGTCCGGGGATACAAAACTATCCCCGGACAAACAAAGCTAAAACTAAGCAGTGCCTGTATGGCCGAAACCAGCGGCGCCACGGTCTGAGGCGGTGGTGAACTCTTCCACCTCTACCAGCTCAGTACTGAAAAACGACGGAGATACGCGGGTGACGATCACCAACTGTGCAATTCTATCCCCCGCCTCAAACGACACCGTTTCATCGCCGTGGTTGATCAAAATCACTTTGGCCTCGCCCTGATAGCCGCCGTCGACCAGGCCTGCCAGGGTGTCGATACCGTACTTTTCTGCCAGCCCGCTGCGCGGCCACACTTGCGCGCCCTGGTCGGCCAGGAACTCATAGGCGAAACCTGTCGGGATCGTGGCGCGCTGACGGGGTGCCAGCGTTACAGCCTGGACAGTGCGCAGGTCATAACCAAAATCCCGGGCCTTGGCACGCTCAGGGATTGGCAGGCTGTGGGAGCCGATACGCTTGATGTTCATTGGTCTTGCCCTTTGGTCTTGCGGCCCGCCCGGTGCGAGCCGTTGAGTGGTTCCTGGCCGGTTGAAAGCGGCCAGTAGATGAGCTTGTTGCAATCGCTACAGCGCTTACGGTTGAGCGATGGGAACTTGATCAGGTTGGTGCTTCCGCACCGGCAAGCTTTGGTGCTCATTACGCAGCCTCATCGGTGTATTGCTTGCTTTCGCGCCACTTGGCCAGCAGTGCATAAACACCATCCGGCACCACACGGCCCGAGGTTTCCACCATCTGCACGCAAATCTCTACCAGCTCGATTTCACGAGCATAAGCCTCGATAAACCGGGCTTTGTTGCCGTGGACCGCCAGCATGTCCGGCCGTGGGCCATACCCTTGCTGGTGGTGGCCAGCGCACAGCGGCAGCACGTAGTAATGGGCATGGGCCTTGGTGCGGCCGTCACAGTGGTGGATCGATACGTGGGCCGGTTCGGAAAAGTCCCGATGGTGGCCGTCCAACATGCAGCACACACAGCCGCAAATGTCCGCGATGTCGTTGAACCACTGGTTTTGGGCCTTGTTTGGGTTGGTACCGGAATGGCGCATGGTTGTTTTCTCTCTGGCGATTGAGTGTTTGGTGTTACGGGTGAATCACTTGCTCTGGATGCCCACGCGAGTTTTAAGCGCGCTCAGGGCTGCGGCGCCGGCCGAGGCTGGCGACGGTGTAGATTTAGTGTTTTCGTTTGCCTGGGGCGCTGAGGCGCTGGCTCTTTCCGCTTCTTGCACGGCCACCGCCGCCCTGTCCGCCCGCTTTTTGCTTTGCTGGGTCAGCACCGCCTTGCCGGCGTAGCTTTCGCAATTCTTCAAAAAGATGGCAACGGGGTGGAGCTTGTCGGTCAGTGATCCGGCAGATTCATACTTGAGGTAATGGGTCGCAGCGGCTGGCGTTGCGTCTTGGATGCGGGCAACGGCCTTGCCCATGATTCCGGCCACCGTGGCGTTGTAGACCGGCCAAATCTTGTACCGCTCACGGAATGCTACGGCATACGCCCGCCAGGCTGCATAGATCGAGCTGGCCGGGTTGCTTGGGTATTCGCTTGGGTAATCAACGGGTAGCGTTGAGTCGATATCGGCGCCCTGATCCTGACTCGATTTCTCAGCCATGGGGTCGGTGATAGGTTTTACTGCTTTTTCAATCTTAGTTGCTCTTTCAGTCTTATCTAATGTTTCGGGCTTAGGCGTAAACGCTTCCGGCGCTGACGCCTCAGCCTCACACGAATCTACCGTTTCCGTCTTAGCCGGAAACGGTCGCTTTCCCTTATTTTCCAAGCTCCGAAGATACTCGGCGCCAGCCTCTAGATCGGGGGTATCAAATATTTCGTACTCAACACCGGAGAAGTCCCCATCCTCACGCTTGAAGAATCGAACGAGATAACCGGCAGCGCGCAGCTCGTTGATGATGGTGTACACCTTGTCACGGCCCGCTGACCGGCCTATGGCGTTCTTGGTGCGATTCATTAGGTCTTTAACCTGCACCTTCCAATGGTCTGGCTTGCTCAGCAGGTAGACCAGCAGGCCGCGCGCCTCCCATGACAGTCGGTCGTCGTCGATGGTGGCAGTAGGCAGACTGTAGAACTGGGATTTTCGTGCGGCGCGAATGATGCTCATCGAGCACCCCCTAATGATTGGATGCTGATGGCAAAAGTGACGGACACAAACGGGCGCTGAGGATCACAGCCAATAGGCCGGCTCAGCGAAACGCCGTTAGAGGTTTCTTGTATAGGGTGGGAAAGTTTGCAGATCCCGAGCCTGTGGTATACTCGGGGCGTCAACAAAGTAGATCCCCCTGGCGCCATCTTCCGATAGCACGGGGTAAGCAAGGAGAGCTTACGGATTGATCGTGTAATGTTTTCACTCGTTACGTCGAAAAGAACCTATAACCTTGGTCGGGGCGGGTTCTTTTTTTTCGTCTCCTATTTAGTGGGACTAGGCCAGTGGCCTCAAATCGGCGTGCTGTATAACATAGCTGAATGCTGGCCGTCTAACATTGCCAGATCCCTATACATCCATCCCCTCACTCGTCTTTTTTGGCCGAAGTGCTGCAACCACTTGCAAATACAGGGCTTTCGACACCCCTCGCTGACCGGTGGGCGCCTCCATAATCTGAGCGATCTTCTTCTTGCTGCGCCCTGCCCATTCCGGATCAAGGTCGTACTTAGCCAGCTTGCGCACCAGCCGGGTACCGCGTGCCACCGACGCCCGCAATTCACTCTCCGGCAACGGATGGTCAAAGAAGCCAAAAGGCAGCCCAATCACGTACTCCAAGCGCCTTGCCAGCTTTTCGGTGATGCCCGTCCGGCCCCTGCACGCCACACTCACCTGATTCGACAGAATGTGCAGCTCCTTTTCTGGCAAGTGCCGGAACAAGTCCAGGCGCACACCATCGGCCTTAAGGTCGACGTATAGGTAAAATCGCCGCTGACGCTCCAGGTAACTGGCTTGTACGGCCTCTTCGTCCGTCACTGCCCCCTCAAACACTTCCAAATTCATTGTCGCTACAGCCCTGATTCAGTTCGTATGACCTGATACTAAACTATGCGGACATAAAAGCGCTGTTTTAAATCTTGAGAAGGCATTATCTTATGCGCCGAACACGGGTTTTGCGCCCGAACCATGTATAGGGATAGTTTAGGAGGGGTCTTTTATGGCTCGCGGGATCAACAAAGTGATTTTGGTCGGTACATGCGGCCAGGATCCCGAAACGCGCTATTTGCCCAACGGCAATGCAGTAACAAACCTCAGTCTGGCCACCAGCGAGCAATGGACCGACAAGCAAACCGGCCAGAAGGTCGAGAAGACCGAATGGCACCGGGTAAGCATGTTCGGCAAGGTCGCGGAAATCGCGGGCGAGTATCTGCGCAAGGGCTCTCAGGTCTATATCGAGGGCAAGCTGCAAACCCGTGAATGGGAAAAGGACGGCATCAAGCGCTACACCACTGAAATCGTCGTCGACATGCAGGGCGCCATGCAGCTACTCGGCGGCCGACCACAAGGCGACCAGCAAGGCCAGCAACAGCAGCGCCCAAATCAGAACCAAGCCGCACGCCAGCCGGCACCACGCCCGCAACAGAATCAGCAGGGCGGCCATGGCCCTGATAAAGATCCGCTCCAAGACGATGACATCCCATTCCGGCCCCTGCCCTACCTGGCTGGCGCTTAACCCTGCGCGGACCACTCGGTCCGCCCCTTCCTACACCGCTAAGGACACCCATGTTTTTCAAGAATCTGCTGGCCTACCGCCTGACTCAACCCCTGACAGTCGACGCCGAAGGGCTGCAAACGGCGCTGGCTACCAAGCCCGCCCGCGAACCTGGCACGCAAGAGCTGAGCACCTACGGCTTCATTGCCCCCTATGGCAAGGGTGAAGAGTCGCCACTGGTGTACGAGCGTAACGGCTACATTCTGATCGCCACCCGCAAGGCTACGCGCCAGCTCCCGGCGACAGTGATTCGTGAAGCGGTGGTGAAGAAGGTCGAAGCCATCGAGTTCGAACAGCAACGAAAGGTCTACAAGAAGGAACGCGACCAGCTCAAGGATGAAATCATCCAGGCACTGATGCCGCATGCCTTCGTGCGCAACTCCCACACCCTAGCAGCGATTGACCTAAAAGCCGGCCTGATTCTGGTCAACACGTCCAGCGCCAACACCGCCGAGGACTTGCTGTCGACCTTGCGTGAAGTGATCGGCACGCTGCCTGTACGCCCGCTAACGGTCAAAGTCAGCCCGGCAGCCAGCATGACGGAGTGGGTAAAAACCGAGGAAGCTCCGACTGACATCTACGTTCTCGACAGCGCCCTGCTGCGCGACACCCATGAAGACGGCGGCACCATCACGGCACGCGGCCAGGATCTGACCAGCGACGAAATCAAGCTGCACCTCAGTACCGGGAAGGTCGTCACCCAGCTGGCGCTTGCCTACGCCGACAAATTGTCTTTTGTGCTCGACGACAAGATGGTCATTCGCCGCCTGCGCTTTGAAAGCATTTTGAAGGATCAGGCCGATGCGGATGGCGGTGACGATGCAGATGGACAGTTCGCGTCCAGCTTCGTGCTGATGATGCTGACGCTCAATGCGTTCTTTGGCGCCCTGGTGGAAGCCTTGGGCGGCGAAGAAGTGCCACAAGGCATCTGACCAAACTCAAGACGAAAAAAAACCGCGCGGCCTGTTACGGCTGCGCGGTTTTTCCCCACTTAAATCGCCAGAGATAAGTCGCCCGGATTCTACGCATGGGCGCCAGTTATGCAAGGGACTATCCGATGAAAGCCATATTCAACGGCCACACCACGGCCACTTTCGGCAACCGCCCGAGGAAAAGCACCACCTGGTGGGGCATGGTCACGGCAGTGGGCAAGACCGGTGATGCTACAGAGGTCAAATGGAACTCCCAAAAGGGTCGGCCACTGACCTACGAAGAGGCCATACAAGGCGTGCACCGGGCCATGGACGAAGCCGAGGGCTCCTACCTCGAAACCACTGGCCGCGTGCCGGATCGTGTCACTTTCAGCATTGAATGCCGGTAAGCCGGGGGCATATATGAACCACAAACGAGTAGTAACCGAGGCTGATTTTCGCCTTCCTGAATTCCGCACCGCGAAGCTTGAGGATTATGAGCTGCGCCCCGGTGATGATAAGCCGGTACGAAAAGATCGCTGGCAGACGGGAATCCTGCTAATCGCCTCATCCGTCGGCCTGAATACCCGACAAGGCTTCGAAGTTAGCCAGGTTGTTGAAGCTGTGGACCGTCTGACCAAAGATGCCAATAGCTGGGAGCACGATGAGTTGCCCGTGGCGCCTTGCCTCATAGACGTAAGGCTTGATGATGGTAGCGTGTTGCTGGCTGTCGCATGCGCGGGCAAAGGGCTCGCAGAATTGCACTGGCACGGCCAACGACTTAGCGAACTATGTCCCAACCTGAGCATGGTGGCTTGGCGCGAAGCGGTACCGGTAGCGACACCTAATGAATGATGTCGCCCTATCCCGCGCCAATGACGGAAACTCCGACTTTTCGTTAAGGAAAATGGCTTTTACGCCTGAAATCAGCGCCAAAGTGCAAAGCGGCGCCGTGCGCATGGTCATTGTGCCATTTGATCCGCAGCCAGTGATCAACCACCAGGAGCTGGCCGCTGTAGGTCTGAGTATCGACGATGCGCCAGCCTTAATGCGGGCCGTTCGCCTGGCCTTCCGGATCGGCCTGATAGGGCGAGACATCGCCCCGATTCAACAGGGGAACGCCTTCGAACTGCTGCAAGAGCTACCCCCGCAAAAGCTCGCGCGGTTCGGCATTGCCCGCGTCAAGCACCTGGATATCGCCCGCTTTGACGATCTTGGAAAGCATGATTTGCTGGCGTGCGGATATTCAACCAAGGTCGAGTTTCATAAATATTGGGCGCGCAGCCTACCCGGTACCCCGGCGGAATCTAACCCCTGGTGCTGGCTCATTCAATTTGAATTCAAGGGGTAAACGCATGCTGTCAATTGCCACAGCAGTCCTATGTCTGGCGCTGATGTTCGTATACCGCGCCATGCACCCGGCACTCCACCCAATCCCGCGAATTGCCAAGCGTGTACGGGTCGGCATTGGGTTGGTGATCATGGTTTTGAGCGTGTCCGTGGGCTACCTTTTTCCGGTCGAAGTCGGGCGAGGGATTGAGCGCTTGGGAAGTCATCAAACTCAGTTGCAAATCGAGCGCGCCGACCGACGAATGACCTCAGAACAGCGCCATGCCGAACGCATGATTGAAATATTTGGCAGTGCAGACGCCTACCTAACGTATTTACGCAGTAAAAACAGCGAAAAATCGCCCTTCTGATCTGACCACTCGTCGGAAACGTTACACCCCCCCTCTACAAAGCCCCAGCCCCCACCGGCAAACCTTCTACGGTTTGATGTGGGGGCAAGTGTGGGATCACGCCTTGCGATTTATGTCAAAAGCCTTTCGTTGTTGGGGTTTACCGGCGGCGGAACGGGGATACCATATCCCCCGTACTTTCAGCACTATCTGAGAGAACGGCTGTCTCTGAACCCACTAAATTAAAAATCTGTCTATTCGCACCAACGCTAATTTCACTCACGAAATGGATATCGGAACGCTTTAGCCAACAAATCGCGCATAAAAGGTACTCACATGGCTCTCACGCAAAAAGTGATCCAAAACATAACGATCCCGCAGACGTACTCGGACAAGCATGGCTTAGCCCTGCGCGTCACCAAAACGGGCGCAAAATCCTGGATCTTCCGATACCAGCTCAACGGCAAACGCCACGACATGGGGCTGGGCTCGTTCCCGCTTGTGTCGCTGGCGGATGCTCGGGCCGCGTGCCTGCAATTGCGCATACAGATCCATAACGGCATTGATCCGCTGGCCGAAAAGCTTCAACAAGCCAAACAGGTCATTACCTTTGAAGACGAAGCGCTTGCACGTATTGAGCGCTACAAACACGACTGGTCAGATAAGCACGCCGCACAGTGGTTTTCCTCGCTGCGCGACCACGTATTCCCGAAAATTGGCCACTTGCCAGTGAGCGATATCGACACTGACGCGGTGATGTCGGTCCTTGAGCCTATTTGGCGTGAATTGCCAGAATCGGCCCGGCGCGTGCGTAACCGCATCGAGCTGATTCTCGACTTCGCTAAAACGCGGGGCAACCGTTCCGGTGATAACCCGGCGCGCTGGCGTGGACACCTGCAAAACATTCTGTCGCGGTCGATCCCGGAAACCACTCACCTGGAATCCATGCCGTACTCGCGCCTCCCATCCTTTATGGAGAAATTGGAGGGTGATGTAACCCGTGCTGCGCGCTGCCTACAATTCGTAATATTGACAGCTTGTCGCAGTGGCGAGGCCATGGGCGCTACTTGGGACGAAATCGATTTTGAAACCAAAACGTGGAACATTCCGGCCGAGCGCATGAAAAACCGCCTGCCGCACCAGATTCCGCTGAGCGATGCAGCCATGGCCGTGCTCAAGGACGTGCACACCCGTGGCAAGAGTAATTTGATTTTCCCGAACCGCACCCTGGCGGCGATCATGCCGAACAACGCCATGCGCCGTGTACTGATCCGCTACGGTGAAAGCTGCACACCACATGGATTTCGGGCGACGTTTCGCATGTGGGCGGCCGAGAAAACCAAGTTCCCATCGGACTTGTGCGAGGTAGCTCTGTCGCATTCGGTTGGCAACGCGACCACGCGAGCCTACAACCGGGGCAACCTGCTGGAGCGCCGCCGGCCACTGATGGAGCGCTGGGCCAAGTACGTGATGGAGCGCAGCACAGCGCCACGTCAAATTGAGTCGCGTGCCGCACCCTCGACAAAATCGACGAAAGAAATGCTCAGCGCGCACGCATAAAAAAAGGGCAGACGCGAATATGCGCGCTGCCCCTGTCTGTTACATCACCCCATGGGCGAGCCCAATTACGCCGATTGTTGCGGCCGGCATTCGGCTACGTGCTGAATATCGGCAATATTGAATCGGGCGCGGTAATCCGCAATCTCGCTATCGGTGAGAATTGCCACGTCAAAATCCGCCCATGTCACCCCGGCCTTCTGGCACTTGTCCCAGCTTGCCCCGCCGCCGACATCCAGGCCCGCATGCAACAGTCCCTGCTGTATCTCTGTGCCACCCATAACCCCGCACATTTCAGCAAACAGGCGGTCCAGATCGTGGCGCTTCGCGCCGGTAATGGTGCTGATCAGGTATTGGGCATCATGCATAGCACCTGGCAGACGATGATCAACTTTGTCGAAAGCCCAGCCAGCCACCACTGGAATGCTGGCCAACTCCGTCAACATGCCCCGTGGCGCCTCATAGATCCGACCGTCTACAGCGGTGTAGCGGAAGGTGTCCAGCAAGGTCCACAGGTTGTTGGCGCCCACTGAGCGAAATGGGCGAAAGCGCGGGATCAGGTCAAATCCCGGCTTAGCCATAGATACGCGCTCCCTCGGCAGGAACCGCACAGGCCGGTTTCTCCGGCGGTTTCGTGGCGCTAGTATCGGCTGGCATCGCCTTGATTTTTGCCGCCTTATCGGCGCTCAGTTCGCCATTATCCACGGCATTTTGAATCGCTGCGTCGAGTACGGCCGGCGCCTGGTCGGGAGGAACCGCCGCCAGCACGGTGCCAATGGATTTATCGCCATTGACGACGTTACACACCCCTGAGTTGTACGTCTTACCCGCGACCACCAGTTGCGCGACTTCGCGTTGCGCTTCGGAAAGAGAGCAGTAGGCATGCACTGCATCGCCGGCGACGTTGTACACCGCACCACCTACCGTGGATACCACCGTTTTGACGCCTGAACAGGCCGTGAAAGCCGTAAAAACTGACAGGAACAGACAGGCAATAATCAATCGTTTCATGGTACGTCCTTGAAAAAGATGTGTCCGCCAAGCTTCAGTGTTTGCTTGGCTCCTTTGACCCAGGCCGGTGGCTTGGGCATGGTGGTCGCGTAGTAATGGGTCGCGCCGTTGGTGGGATCCGGTACCGAACCGTTCACCACAGCCATAGCAGCCGCCAGCGCCTTTTTGTACTCGCCCGCCGGGATCGACTTGGCGCCCTTGAGGTATGGCGAGTTGGGATCGTTGGCGTTCCAGCAGCTGAACTGCCACGGTTTTTGGCAGACGCCGGCATAGCCTTCACCCCACCAAGAGTTTTTTCGCCCATCGAATACCCGGTTGCGGATGGTCCAGCCCACGGCTTCCATACCGGCAGAGCTTTCGCCTCGGGCCTCGCCCCATAGTGTTCTGGCCAACACGGCAATATCTGCCTCGGAAGCCAGCGTTTGGTTAGGCTGCAACATCGGTGTTGTCCTCTTCCCTGATGCTCTTGATTACATAGTGAATCGACACGTTGGCGGCCTTCACTGTGGCGGAAAGCATCCCGTAGATAACGGGGTCAAATGGTGGGGTTTCTCCGTACACGGTGAGGATCGTCACCAGTGCGTCAGTGAACAGGCCGAGGGCGATAAACCCGGTGTTATAGGGTTGGAGCTTCTGGCGCCAGGTCTTGGGTGCTTTCGGCTTCCTGGCCTTACTTGCGGTCATTGGCGCGCTCCTTTTCCAGTTGTTCCACCTTGAATTCCAGGCGCGCGGTGCGCTTTTCACCCTGTGCTTGCTCGGTGCGCAGTTCGGTGGTCGTCGTCTCCAGCAATCGAACATCACGCTGCACCAGGGCCATGTTTTGGGTGCCCTGATTGACGGTGTTCTGGATGTTGTCGAGTTTGGTGGTGATGCTGCTCGCAAGGCCAATAAGCAGGGCTGCCCCGGCCGCTTGGGCGATGCCAAGGGTCAGCTTGGCCAGCGGTGTATCCATAAAGCGCTGCACGTCAGCGGCCATATCGTTGTCCCATCTACGCATGGTGATTTACCGATATTGTCTATGGCTTTGTGCCAGCCTTCCGTGGCTGGTTTGCGCGTTTCAGACGCCTCTTTTGGCGATGATCTGCGCCACGTTGCCCAGTGACTTGATGATGGCGTCCAGGCGCTCAAGCTCAGCCTTGACGACTTTGTTCTCGTTCTCGCGGCCAGTCTTCCAGTTGCTGAAAGGCTTACTGTCGAACAGCTTTCGCACGCGGGTATCGGTCAGCTTTCCGCACTGCACCAGGTCTTGGCCGAAGTACAGCGCGAGCTCTGCACGTACCGCGTTATACGAATCCCATAGCTCGACGCGCCCCGAAGCTGATACAGGTATGGGCAGGAAATCGGGCAGGTGCTAACTCTGGCCCTCCTTCTTTCGGCTCGGAGACAGGGGCGGCAATTACGCCATGGGAACTGGTAATCGCATGCACCAGGTGCGCACCCATCTGAGTGGCGTCCAGATAGGCATGGAATAGCCCGACAAACTTGGCCTCTGGCATTTGGCGAATAGCCGCGATACGCCCCACCAAGGCCGTTTCATAGCTGGCGTCGTCGGTGTACTCCAACGGATCATCGTTTGCCCCGCGTACACACGCAGCCATGGCGCCACACCACCAACTGAAATCAGTGGGCTTGTAGGTGCCGCCAGCAATCAGCGCCTCGATAATTTCAGCCTGGTAGCCCAGCAACGGACTGAATAGCAGCGCCTCACCTTCAAAGCTGAACGGGATATCACTGGCATAGTCCGTGTTGGCCAGCAGGTAGTCGCTAAAGTGGGCTCCGCTACCTTTCTCGCCCACAGGGAAGTCCGGGCCATCATCGCGGGTAGCAGCCATGTAGCTGGCCACCACAAAAATGCGCTCGTTAACTGACCAAAAGCGCGGATCCGCTACCGCACCAGGGCGATCTATCGGCTTGCAGATTCGACGTAGCAGCTCGCTCACTGTGCGCTGCTCATAAATCGCGGGTATCTCACACAGCTTTTCCACGTCCTCAATGAGCAGTTCGCTCATTTCCACGGAAATACGGCGAGTGTTGATCGGGTTGATGTACTTCATAGGGCACCAAAGGAATCGTGCTGCGTGAATGTGAGATTGAGCGCGGTGAACTCGTCAGTGCTGCGTGACAGGCTGACCTCGCAGGACACGGGGACCATTACCCACTTTGCGGAGTAGCCGCGGCTCTCTTCGATTGAGCCGTGGGTGACGGTGATGGTGTTGGCGTAGTCCGATGGCACGGCAAAGGAGCCATCCCGAGGCGTGGCGGTAGCCTTAAGCTGGTCGAACCACGCTTTTATCTCGCCATCCACGTCGTAGCAGACGATTCGCAGCTCTACCGGATCGGCGCCAGTGGGGGCTTGCGTAAACCCTGAGCCGATCTTTACCGGCTCGTAGCCCAGCTGGACGCTGTTATAGGAGACTTCGGTGGAAAGCAGGTTGATGCGCGGCGCGCTGATTTTGCCCACCGGATCGACAGCGACATGCCACAGGTTCGTGCGCTCACGAAGAACGCTCGACGCCTCTTCGAAACTCTCCAGAATGCTGTTCCAGGACTGCCCCGCCAAAATGACGTTGCCGCCGGCGGAAAACATGCTGGTACGACCAAAGACGTTATCCAGAACCCCGTTGGCTGCGCCACTCAAATTGCCGCCGAGCAGGTTGCGGGCGGCGCTGGTGTATTTTAGGACTGCGTTAGGCAGCCCTTTTTGGACGCTGCCCGCCGCCTTTTCCACGCCTTGATAGGCCAGCCGCTCGAAGATGTTGGCCATTAAATCGACCTCACTTCAAACACAAATGTCAGTTGTGGAAGGCTGCGCTCATAGTCGAGGATTGATTGCTTGACCTCGGGCGTAGACCGGCCATAAGGATCCGCGCCCTGGCTTCTGGAGGCTTCCAGGGCCATGGCGTTTTCGTGCTCGATGTAGAGCAGCCATAAGGGGCGGATGATCGCCAGCTCACTGTGCGTCAGATCAACGTCTACCGGCGCCGGCACGTCTTCGGGCGTATAGAGGTCGCTGTGCACAGTGTCTAGTGACTGAGCGCTGGTCAGACGGGCATACCCGCAATACTGGCGCACTGCATCGCGCAGATGGCGGGCTATTTGCTCTTCCGTCAGCACACAGCCAATCGGTAGCTCAGCAAGGTACTGGTCAACTAATTGGCTGATTTTCATGATTACTGGTTGCCGAACCAGTGGAAGGTCATGGTGCCGGCGAGCACGAACGTCTGCATGTCGTTCTCCCAGTCACGATCTGGGGTGTCCATCACCAACATGCACTTTTTGTAGTCTTCTTTTTTGGTGTAATCATCCGGGCGGCCGGCGTAGACGGTGCAGTTGAATTCGCCACCGGCGGCGATCAGGTTTTTCAGGAACTCGCCCGCGTGGTTTTTGCGGGTTTCGTAAATCTGAATCGGGCCTTCCTGCATGGTCTTGACTTGCCCCGGCTGACCCATCTTCTGACCCAGCGGGCCGAAGTATTCAACCACCCCGCCCGAGGTCGCCACGCCCCATGGGAATTGCTTGCACAGCAACATCATGTCTTCGAAACCTTCGATCACCATGGTGGCGTCCGCCTGGACAGCCTTGGCCCCGATATCGTTGGTGTTTTGAAACGTGCGGCTCAATACCGCCAAACTGGAAACGGTCATAAATCACCCTCTGGAGAATGGAACACTCCGGGCAATCGTCACACGTAAAAAACCCCGCTTCGGGGCGGGGTTTGCAGGGTTTGCGGCCTGTTATCGACCAAAGAAACGCTTGATATCCGGCCGGTCGAGCGCGGTAAGCGTGGCCATGGACACCTGTACTGGCAGGTCGATGTAATAGCCCTGTGAATTCTTCGGTGAATCCAAGGGAAAATTGACGCTCTCGATCACCATGGGGGAGAAGGTCCGCCCCGCGTAGGTGAATCCCAGTAGTTTGGGTGCCTTGGACGGAAACAGCGCCTTGATGAATGAATCCACGTCCTGAGTGGTTTGCAGTACCTCCGAAAGGATCCCGTCGGCCGCCAGCTCTTGCGGGAAAATCCACTCAAGCAATCGCGTTAACGGCGCCTCCACCTCTTTCAACGGATCGCTCATCGCCCGAAAGTGCAGCGTGAGGTTGATCTTTACCGGTGGCATGCCCGAGAAAACTTGGCGGGAGTTGAGCTTGGTTATCCCGGTGCGCCCCTCAAGGTCGCGCATGATGCTCTTGAGCTTGTCAGAGCCGGCATTGAGCGTGTCGGATATCGCACCTTCTTTGAACGGTGAAATGGCTTGCAGCGCATTAAGGACCGGCACCAGCGAACCCGATTGCAGCATGCCGGCCAGCGCTGGCGCCTTAGTTTCCGGGCCGGTGTTCTCAAACGGGGATTGCCAGTTTTGCTGGATTTCAAGCGAGCCCTCTTTGAGCGCCCCATACACCCCAGCAAACTCCTGAATGTCAGCCACGCCCTTGGCGTCACACACGAATATACGGGCCAAGAAAAGGGGCGAAAGACTGCCCCAGTCGCCACCCAGGTCAGAGCTGAGCGACGTTAAGCCCGGTATGGCCAAGCTGGTACCGCCGATAATGTTGCCGACAGTCCCCTCAAGGTCGCCCGACTTGACGCCATCGACCAAGCCCATGACTTTGCTTGAGGCGTCGTCGTATACCTGGCCAATCGTCGTTTTGCCTGACCACAGATCCGACACCGTGCCGGTGACGGTGCTTACTGCGCCCTCTATCGCCTTACGGTTGGCGGTACCGCCCACCAGGCCGTCAATCTGTGACACCCCGGCCGTAAGGATGCCGGAAGCGGCGCCAGCGGCGCCGTTCCCCAGGAATTTGGTGGCTGACCCTAGCAGCTTGTTCGACGTACTCCCGGCCACCGTCCCGGTAACACCCTTGATGCTGGAAGAGACGGTTTTACCCAGGCTGTCTACGCTAAAGTCAGCCATGTTTTACTTACCGAGCAGGCGGTGGCGCAAGCGCATGGACTTGGCGCGCTTCATTTTCGCCGCACCCGAGAAGGCTTTGCGCTGCATTTTGCGCACCGCACCTTTCTGCGCTGCTGTCAGCCGCACGCGGCCACTGATGCGCTTCTTGATGCGAACCTTCTTGCCGCCACGAATAGCCACGACCTTTTTGTAGACCGCATCGAGCATTTCGTCGTCGTCACCGCTGACGAACTTGTCAGCGTCATCGAGCATGGCGTCCTCGCCCTGTGGGAGCTTGTCCAGCAGCGCATCGTGAATGCGTGCGGCCACGTCATTGTCAAACGACGGATCATCGCTCAGCAGCGATTCCACGTCGCCGGCGTCGATGCCCTTGCCTTCCAGGTAGTCGCCCACCAGCTCAGCCAAGGAGGCGGCGTATTCCGCTTCGTCATCGCTCATGTCTTCATCGCCATCGGTGGCGCTGCCAACGATCAGTGCGTAAAGACGATCACCATAGCCTTCGCCGGTTTCCAGCTCCGACTCAGCCCACTCCTGGACGATGCTTACCGCTTCTTGGCGCATTTCGTCAGTGAACAGCGCAGCGGGCGCATTGTCCGGATTGAGCGCGTCGAGCATGGCAGCGGAGAGGCCCGACAGCGCCAGGTTTGGCGCCTGAGATTCCGGTGCCGGGCTCGCGTAGGCCTTGCTGATCGCGGCGCCAGTGGCGAGTACGTTTTGCAGTAACTTTTCCATGTGATACCCCTTAAGTGCGGACGATAGACTGCTGCTGAACGATGATGCGAGCCGTACCGTCGTAGCAGATGGCCGTATCGATGTTCATTTTCTCGAAAGGCTGGTTGGCGTTCGCCTGGATGGTGGCCTGGTAGCAGGCACCGTCGAGGGCTTCGCTTGGTTGCAGCCAGTTAGCCGATTGCAGCGATTCCAGGAAGGTGGCGATGAACTTCGTGGTTTTCTCGATGGCCTTGGCCATAGGCTTCTGCAAAGCTTCCTGAGCCGCCGAGGCAATGGTGTCGTCGACGTAAGTTGCCATTTCAACAACTGCGATCAGCTTGGTAGCGCCTTCGGTTTGCGCGCCGGTCAAGGAATCGAGCCAGGCGTATTTGCCGCCGCTGGCGTAGTCCTTGTAGATAACCGGGTTGATCCGGCTGGCGGCAAGCACTTCCAGTTCGTCATCCGACGGCTCATAGGTTTGCACCATGCTGGTACGGTCGACGGCGAAGTCACTACCAGCAATCACAACGTTGCGCGGGGCGATACCCTTGGCGTTGGTCTGTGCGTTGCGAGCGCAGCGCAGGCCGATGTTCATGCCCGAGGTGCCCATATAGGCCTTACCGCCTACCACCGGGTTGGTGGCCGTGATCGGCGCCCAATAGCACTGGCTGTACAGGCTGTCAGTCGCACCGCCAACCGAAGCGTAGAAGGTCGCGGCGGCTTCTGGAGTGAAGCGACCAGCAATGTCCCAAACCACTTGCTTGTTGATCTGCTTGCCCAGGTCCAACAGGCGAGAAATCAGCGCCAGGCTTTCGGTACCGCCACCGCCGATGTAAGTAAAAGTCGGCTTAGAACGCTTGATACGGTCAATCGCGGCGTCCAGATCCTCGGTGGTGTACAGCGTAGAGCCTTCGGTGAAGTAATTCAGGGCTGCCGATGCATAGACATCCTTATTGTCCTTCTTGCCGTAAAACACGCACGCGACTGGTACCTCTGCGTCTGCATGTACGTCGACGACCTGAAGCAGGTCGGTGTACTGCGCCACGATATCGGCAATGTAATTGCTCTGGCCGAACTCATCGAGCGCCGCCGGATCAAGCGAGCCCTTGTAAGGCCCGAGGACGATGGCGTTGGTAGCCACGTCGCGCAGTTGCAGGGTGATGATTTTGGACGCGACAGGCTCGCCCTCGGCGTCCGTTGCGGCGTCGGCGTGAATCTCGGCCTTAACGCCGTCGGAGAAGCATTCCAAATGCTTGATGGCGATCAGGTAGGTACCGGTGGCGCCCGTGGCTTCGTCCACCAGCGTCCAGACCGGTGGCGCCGGCTGACCTTCTGCGGGGGCAACAGCGGCCGTGGCAACCATCAGCTTGTTGGTGGCGTCGGCGCTGACCAGGCGGGAAACGATGGCCTGAACGGTGCCCTTCTTGAGCGCTTCATAGATATGCACATAGGGCTCACCCAGTGCACTTACCGACAACGACTGAGCAGAACCCAGCACGCGCTTGATCTTGTCGCGAGAAACCGCAAACACCTTGTCCGTGCGACCACGGGCAAAACGACCAGTAATGGCCATGTTGTGCGCCACGGTGCTGGTGCTCGGCATTTCCGACATGTCATTGATGTAGTTGAGCTGTACGCCCGAACGCTTATCAATGGAGCGGGAAAAAGGGATAGTCATTACTTAGCCTCCTGGGCTTCGACGGCCTTGGCCTTGGCGACCTTGGGGGCTGCCAACACCGCAAAATCGGCGGCGTCATTGCCAGCGCGGTGCGCCAGCTCAGCCAGGTCCGTGACCAACAGCCAAGCCTGGTCGAAGCTCTTAACCTTCACTTGAACCGGCTCACCTGGTGCAATTGGGGTATTGATGCCCGAGGACGGGACCACCACCGGTTTTTTGTTCATGTGCGTCAACGACGCCAGGAACGGATACTGCTGGCCTGCCACCAACGCCTCAACGAGTGGGCGCGGGGCTTTACCAGCCTGTCGATCAATTTTTACGGTCATATTTCACCTGCAAGCCTTTGAGGTTGTCCCACTTGTGCGCCCGCGCACTGCTGGTCAGCGCTTTGGCGAGCTTGGCGAACTGCTCCTGTGAAACCGTGACTTCAACCCGCTCATATGGGGCCAGGCCGATGTTCGCGCCGGCCACCGGGACGCGGTTGCGAGTGTGGTTTTCGAGGGTGACAGTGGCCGGAAACTCGCTGATTTCTGGAAGCGCCCACCCGATCAAAGTTACGGCACCGGCGGCGCCCTCTTCGGGGGTGGTTTGCGTGGTTTTCAGGCGCTCGGCGCGCTCCAAATCCTCCGCGCGGGCTTCGTCTTCCAGCAGGCCCATTTGCTCGGCCAGCAAGCGCGCGGCGCTGTCGTCCCACTCCCGATTCAGGCGCTCGGCCTCTTCGCGCAGTTCGTCCATGAGCTTTTCCGCAGCTTCGCGCTCGGCCTTGGCCGTCTCGCTTTCGCCACCTGGTGGGACGGTGTTATCAGCAGGCGCACCAACGCCCGGAAGGGCCGTGGATTTCTCCACGGTTTCCGGGGTCTTGGGGGCCGCTGCGGTTTTAGCAGCAGCGGTTTTCACCGCCGCTTTAACGCCAGTCTTCGCAGCCATGACAGCCCCCTGTTAGCCCAGTGCGTACACGTTTTTGATGGTGAGCAGCGCGCAGCCCAACGACGACGGCTTGTGCGGGTTCACTTCGGTCAGCTGGCGGGAGAACAGCGCCGCGCCGGTTTTCAGATCCGAGTTCACCGCCAGCGGGATCAGGGTCGGGGATACCGCATCCGAGAAGACAATCGGGTTACGCGCCACTTGCGGGGAGCGACCGATGCACAGGATTTCGATATCGGTGTCGGTTTCCTGGACGACATACGGGGTGTAGTACACGTCGTACTTGTTCTTGTAGCGGCCGATGCGCCAGATACCTGGCTTCGACTGGAGGCCGGACGGGGTGAAGTCCGAGGCGTCCATGGTCAGGAACTGGGACATGCCCTTAGAACCGACGTACATGAAGCTCAGGCCGTATTCCATGGTCTGGTTGGCCACGTCCTGGTCAACAGCCGACACGAACGAGCCCAGGTCGCGCAGGGCGTCCGCACGAGTTTTCAGCGTCAGTTGCTCAGCAGCGTTAAAGTCGTATTCGCGACTGGTGTTTTTGGCCAGCTTGCGGACCTTATGCAGCGCGGCGATGTAACGCTCGTTCGCCAGCTGGGTGCGAGCGGCCTGCACAGCGATGGTCAGGCGGTCGGCGCCCAATTCCGACTGGGACTGGCTGCGCGAATCCGGGGTGGCCTGCATGATCAGGCGAGACGGTGCACAGTACAGGCTGTAGCTCTGTGCGATGGTGCCGATATTTGGCGCCAGCTCAGGCTTGCTTTCGAAGTCGATGAAGCCTTGCGCTTCGATATCAATATCAGCGGCCAGGGCTGGGGCAAAGGTCAGGGTGCCGGCGCCGGTGGCGACGTTGACGCTACCGGTAATGACGTAAGACTGTGCGCCCTGCTTGAACTGGCCAGAAATCAGCGAGCTGTCTGTACCGGAGTTGTTGGTTTGCTCGAAAGCAACCGGGAAGCCGTTGGCGGTGATCGAGGTACGACCACGCAGCAATGGAACGGTAGCGCCGCCACCATCCGACTGGGTTTTGATGGCGAAAGTGCCACCGGTACGTGCTACGTCAACAGTAACGTCCACAACACGTTCGGAGCGGGTGTATTCGCGGCCGCCGGAAGTGCCGTCGATGATTTCGCCCGACTTGTACGCGCCAAAGTTCGAACCGGCAATCGAGGTGATGATGGCCAGCTTCGACTCGTTAGAACTGAGGTCGGATGGCAGGTAGGCGCCGAACGGGATCGCCTCGCTCAGGCCGCCAGTGATAGCTACCGCGATGCGGTTAGGCTGGTGCGACAGGGTGGCCGAGGCATTGTTGGTACTGATGCTGTCCAGGGTGGTTCCGTGCGGCAGCACGTCGGTAGCTTTGCCGTCTGCCAGGTTTTCCGCCTGGGAGATTACCGCGTCGATCATGTCGGCGGACGGGGAGAAACCACACTTGCGTTGAAAGCTGGCGATACCGTCCAGCATACTGGTAACGGCCAACGCGCGACTGCCCTCGCCCTCGATCTTGTCCAGCAGGCGAGCCATACGCTCAGGCAGCAGGTTTTTGGCGTCTGCTACGGCGAGTTTCACGGCATCCATGGCTGGAGCGCTGAGACTGTCGAGCATGTTGTCGTTGCCGCGCGCAGCACCGACCAATGCACCAACCTTGGCAGCAACCTCACCCAAGCCGGATCCGGGCGCGTAAATGTTCGTAGGCATGTGTTACCTCATTTCTGATAATGGTGGGCTGCGCCCGATTAGTTTCAGAAATGATGGTAAGGGCCAAAAACCCCCGTTTTTGGCGGGGGTTTGCATGGTTTTCGCGCGTTTCGAACCTACTTTTTGAGGACGATAATTCGACCGTTTGCGCCGGTTTGCGCCAACAGGTCTTTGTCCTTGAATGTACCGCCTTCCAGCTTTTCAACCGTGGCGTTGTGAGTGTCCAGCCATTCGCGGAAAGCCACGGCCTTTTGATCCTGGCCGAAAAATACGCCCTCACCTGCAATCGCCACCAGGCGCCCACCACTGGCCAGCATGTCGAAGGCGCGCATGATCTGGCTGGCGTCTTTGCGAGAACTCCAGGGTGGATTCATCACGATGGCCTGATATGGCTGCTCGGGCGTGAAGTCGTCGAAGTCATGAGCGACGACGGTGTACCCCTTGGCCGTCAGGATGTCGCGTAGCTGGCTGGATATCTCGATAACGTCCACTTCGCCGCCGACGGCCTTTGCAGCATCTGCCAGGTTGCCATTGCCGGCGCTTGGCTCAAGTACTCGCGTCCCTTTACTGATACCCGCCAGGCGCGCCATGCGCTGCGCCACGTTTGCAGGCGTTGGGAAAAAGTCGATCCCGACCTTCTGGCCAATGATTGCCCGCTCTGCTTTTTTGACGGCGCTCTCTTCGGTCTTTGCAACCATCATCGGCAGCAGCTCGCGTGCGGCTTCGCGCAAGGTCGATGCGTCCGTGATGCCCATACGCGCCAGACGATCCTGGCGGGCGAGGCTTTCCACGGCGTCTTGCAGCGTGTACCCCTCTTTCAGCCCCTTGAGCACGTCATAGGCCTTTCGGGTAATCGCGGCGTCCTCGGGGTTCATGGTGAAGCGTTCGGCGCGGGCGCCCATCTTGTACAGGGCAGCAATAAGCCGGGCATTACCGGTCGGGCTCTTCTTGGCAATGATCTTGGCGGCGTCATTGAAGCGGTTCGCCCACGTTACCTGGCTCGGCATGACGACATTTTTTAAATCATCTTCATCGAACGGCCGGCCTTTGCGCTTCAGCTGCTCGCTGTAGCTCAGGCGCCGATCCGTCTCGTACTGCGCCAGGCGCAACGCTCTTTGCAGCTCTTCCAGTTGGGCGCGGCTGCTGAGCTTGGTCAGCAGGCCAGCAGCGCCGACTTCGATAGCGTCCGCGATGTTGTTGAGCGTCAGGCCGTCGGCCTTGTTGGTGGCAGCCTTGGCGATGGCGCTGGCGGCCATACCGGCGCGTCTGGCGGTGTTGGTGAGCCGATCCCGGCCCATATCCGCCTCACCCCCTTCAACGGCCTTGTCAGCCACCGCGCGCAGCTTCTCGACTTGGGTGCTAAGAGCCTTCTGGCGGCGTTCTTCGGCCAGACGCTCATCAGCGGCGGCCTTCTCCGCTTGCTGCTCGGGAGAGAGCACGACCGGCGCCGGTGCGGCCTGGATATGCGCGGTATCGCCGTCCAGGTGTTGCTCGCGAATGAAGTAACCGCCATTCATGCGCCAGGTGTACGGGTCGATGGCCTTGGCTTGGGCTTGGCTCAAGTCGGTGCGGATGATCCCGCGCAGAACCTTCCCGCGCTTGGTGGTGTACTCAATGATTTCGTGTTGAGTGGCCGGGGCAGGCTCTTGGGCGCCGGACTTCACGCGCTCCGAAAGATGCTCATCTGCCCACTGACGCACATAAGCCAGATGGCCAGCCTTGTCGGCCGATACACGACCTTTGCTCAGGCGCTCAAACTCGCCAGCACGCAGGGTTGCCCAGCCAAGGAATGCAGAGTTGCCGTCCTCATAGGTTGGCAGCGTCTCTAGGGTGTCCAGGTAGGCCTGATAGATCGGGTTTTCAGCCTTGCCGACGCCGATAGTCTTTTCAAAGTCCTCGCGGCTCGCTTGATCCTGCTCAGCCTGGATACGCGCCAACTCTTCGGCCTGTACCTTGGCCAGCGCCTCAGCCGCCTCCTTTTCCCGTTGCGGCGCCTCGGCCTCTTCAATCGCAGCGGCGGCGTTTTCGGCCTTACGCTGCGCAATGGCGTCCTGCTCTGCCTGGAAGGCCGCAATATCCGCCGGTGCCGCGTCTTCGCCAAAGACGGCCCGGTATTTCTCCGCACCCCACCGCTGCCCCATCTGGCTCTTGAGGTCGGCCAGGTCACTGGCAATACCCGACAGCTCTCGTTCGAAGGCCACCGCCACGCCGCCATCGGCATAGCGGTAAATCACCGCACCCGACGGCAATACCTCTTGGCTGGTCGGGAGGTACTGCGCCAGTCGCGCCTGGCTCTTGGTCAGCAGCAACCCGGTAGGCGCCTTGGTGTACTTGGCCTGGTCGAGATAGGTGCGGGCGTAGGTATCCAGTGCCTCCGGATCACCGACCACCAGGACGCCGCCGTTTTTCTGCGGGATCTTGTCCGTTATCAGTTGCGTGGGCGCGGCCGGTAGCGGCTCAGGCGCTGCGCCAGCATTTCGGCGGCGCTGTGGTCGGCGGGATACGCCAGCCGAACCCAGCAAGCCCCGTAATTCCAACCCTCTGGCGCTATACCGCACTCGCTCAAGTGGGTTTAGCTTGTCCGCCACCAGGGTGGCGCGCACTTGCAATAGCTCAGCGCTAAAGCGCATTAACTCCATAGCGCTAAAGTGCTTTTCAGCTAAATCAGTCATGGTGAACCCCAAAAATCGAATCGAGTAGAGCGGTGTTTTCCAGTGCCTTCTCAAAGGCCTTTTCGTCGCGTAGCGCCTGGAACACCTGATCAAATGCGGCGTTTATGCGCGTGCGCTCTTCGCCCTCGGGGTAGGGCTTGAAGGGCTCCCCCATTTCAGGGAAGTAGTGGTGTTTGTTGTCGGCCAGACTGCTCAGGTAGTCGTTTTGGCGGCCCTTTTCCGCAAGGCGATCCTCCAGGTAGCCCTGGAAAGCGCGGGCCGATAGTTCGTCAGCGCTGGACCAATATTCTTTGCTCTTGGCTCCATCGAGCACCTTGGCCTCGGCCATGTACTTGGAAACGCCACGGCCTGTGTTGAGCTGGATATCGCTTACCCCCTCGGGGGCGTAGTAGGCGGCGGCCAGGGTTCGCCATTGCTTCTTGAGTTTCAGCAGGCGCTCGCTATCAATCCCGGAAAAATGGCTATCCACGGCGAGCACAGCGGCCTCAGCACTGCCGGCGGCCTTGATCTTGCGGCTGACCTCGTTATGCGGGCTGTCGATGTTGTGGCGGGCGTTGGCGCGCTGCCTATCGGTGAACTTGATCGACTCGGGTAGCCTGTGATCGCCCTCGGTTAAGGCCTTCTTGAGCGAAGTGAACGCATCACGAATCGGCCCCTCTGGCATCAGGCTCGGGTTGGCGCTGGCGAAGTCCTCGGCGCCGCCATCTTCACCGCGCAGGACGCTGTGCAGGATGTTATCGACCGCGTGCCAGCACTCATGCCCCAGGCTCCCGCCGCCATTCATCTTGGTGATATTGATTACGCGGTGGATCGGCTCATAGGTGCCTTTGGCTGTGGCGCCGCCAGCGTTGCCAGTGCCGCGCGCGCCGAACGCCATGCCCAGCCGGCCGCCGAACCCCAAGGCCTTTTCGCTGATCCCCAGCATGTCGGCCATGTCACACATGGCGCCGGCGGCCTGCTCGACATGCCACTTGGCGCTGTCGATGTCCTTCTGTACCCAGTTGCCCGTTTGCACGGCGCGGAATCCACAGAGGGTTTCCAGATCCTTGGTGGAGTTGATCGGTACGGTGCGCCCACCCTTGCGCTCAAAGACATCGATCACCTTGAGCGCGAAGGTCCGGCGCTTCTGAGTCACCTTCTTTTCAACGGTGGCAGTGTCCTTTTCCGCCCACTCCCACGTCTTGGGCTCGCCCGCCAGCGCATTGGCCGCGTGATCGCGGAACGTGCTCGATCCGGCACGGCTGCGGAACATGGCCGCCTTGATAAAGCGCTCGCCCAACGATAGCCAGGCCTGAGACTCCGGCGACTTGAGGTTGCGAACCTTGGCGATATCGACGATTTCACGTTGTTGCTTGCTGAGCACACGGCGCTGATTGTCCATGTCATCGAGCGCTTCGCGGTTTTGCTCCAGGTTCTGCCGCCAGGCCTCTGTAGCCTTGCGCGATTCCGCTTCGGCATCAGTCACAGCCTTTTCGTGCTCGTCTGTCAGCTTCCAACCACGGCTCAGGCGCTTTTCTATGTCGTACTTGGCAGTGCGCGCGGCTTGGCTGGCGCGGTTCATGGAATCACTGAGGCCAGCTTGTACGTCGCGCAGTGCTTGGCTGCGCTGATAAAGCTCATGGGACTGCTGACTGAGCGTCTTATATTGATCCGTCTCGTCGGCGTTGAGCTTGGCGCCCATCAGCTCGTCACGGATATCGTCCATTACCGCCAGCACGTCCTTGCTGGTCTTGCACCCTTCCATGCGGGTGCGCAGCGTCTCCATGCCCAGCACAAACGATTTGCGCGCCTCGGGGGTATTCTCACCAGGCTCCTTGCCTACGGAGGCATACGCGCGATCCAGCAGGAAGCCGGCCGCCGGGTCCATGCCGCCCGCTTGCAGTTCGGCCCAGTCGACCACGCCGAAAAGGTTGGACTTGGTGATCAGCTTCTTGGCTTCGCGGGGGTTCGCTTCGATAGCGGTAAAGTCGATATCGCTGGCGCGCAGCATGGTGCCGGATGCGCGGGCGCCACGGATCAGCTCGGCGGCTTCCTCCTTTCGGCTCCCGGCGATATACCCGGTGTCTTTGTAGCGGTAGTTTTCGGCGTTCGGGTCATCACTCAGGCCGTCGTCAGCGGCGAAAGCGGCGGCCTGCTCAGCGTCGACAGGCTTAGGGCCGTCCATAGGGGCGCCACCTAACGCGGTGTACAGCGCCAGCGCCTCGGCAGTTACGCGAACTTGTTCGATGGGATTGAGCGTGCCCGACTGTAGCTGCTCGCGAAGCTGTAACAGCTTGGCGGCGCTCCGGGCCTGTTCAAGGGGATTGAGGGGCATGGATATGGGCCTACATAGTGGTATGCAAGCCCATATTTTGAGGCGTCGAAACGGGGTTACTCGGCGGCGCTTTGCTCTGCGGCAGGGCGCTTATGGAACACGTACTGAGCCATAAATTGCTTGAGCGTCAGCAGCTCGGTAGTCGTCGTGTTCGGGCTTCTGATTTGAACGTCGATCCCGCTCAGGTTTTCCAGATCGGAAATATCCAGCGAGTCGAGAATCCACTTGCGGCTCTTGTGCGGTAGCGTGATACGGGGATTGGAGATAAACACATCCCCCAACTTCCAGTTGATTGGCTTGCCCATATCCAGGCCCGACACGTCGACCACAGTAGGCTCCGGCTCGGGATCGGCGTGCTCAGGATCCACAGGAAGGGGCTCAGGGCGCGCGGTGACATTATTGATCAGCTGGGGCGCGTAATCCGCCGGTGGATCGATCCCCAGCGCCGGGGTGTCGGCCTCAACCGCCAGCAGCGGCGCCAGCGAAGGACACGCCAGCAGATCCGCAAATGTCTTGTACAGGCCTTGCGCGGGCTCAAGCGGCACGCACACATAGCCCAGCTCGGCCAGGCTATCGTTCAACTCCCCCAGCAGCTTAGGGAGAGCGCCAGCGCCGACGATCAGCACCCGCTTAGCTTCGATCACGGATGCTTTCGTCTGCGCCAGCTCGCGCATTACCTGATCACTACCACGCACCGCTAATACTTCGCTCATGCCCTACGTCCTTAATGTCCGGTCGGCCCGAATGGCCGTAGGGCTAACTCTAAGACACTAAAACGCTTTGCCGCTTTGGCGCCTTTGCGTCATTTACGCGGCGCGCTTGAGCATGCGCGGGCGCTTGGAAGCGAGGCCTTTCATTGTCAGCGTGGCCTGATACGCCTCGACCTTCGCCCGGATAGCTTCCAGTTCCAGCGGTGTAAACGCCAGATCCACAGCGCCATGCGTTGCTACGGTAAAGGCAATGTCTTCGCCAGTCTTGCGGCGTTTGCCGTGCAGTCGAACGCGCAGGGTAGGGCCGACATCCAGCTCAACCCGAAGCACGGCGGCCGCAACCTTCACACCCCCAACCGGAAACCATGCGACATCCCCCACGGCTACCTCTTTGGCTGGCTTTTCCAGCAGTGTGCGCATGTAGGCGCGCGCTGCCTGGCCGCGCTTGGTAAGGAACGATCCGTTGCCGTGACAGCGGGGGCAATCGACACCAGCGCGCAGCCCAGTGGCGGTACAGTGCGCGCAAGGCGTGGATTCAAGCCGTGGGGCTTCCATAAGTGTCTTTGTCATACGTTTATCTCTGGCGGTTTGGTTTGCGTTGGCCGCTCCACTCTGGCCCGGCCGGGGTTTCTTTGTATGAATTATTCGAAGCTTCGCACCAGGGCCGCCGTAGCGACCTCGCGCAATGGTGCCTCCCATTCCGGGTTATTCTTGAAGCGCATCAGGAAATCACGAATTCTCAGCGACGGGGGCCACATCCCCAGTGCCGTGAGGGCATCCAGCCGTTGCGCTAGCTTTTCGTTGGGGTTCTCGGCCAACTCCATCAGCCGCGCCACGGTATCACCCTGATACAGCCTATCTACTGTGCACAGCTCGGTCATGGCGGGGGCTCCTTTCTTGTGTGCGGATTGTTTACAGGTTCATTAAATCGGTAGCCCGGCTGGCGATTTTTCCATCTTGCCCCAACGAACAAATGGCTTACCCTCGGCATCGCGCCCAACAAGTACGCCGTACTCACTTCGCGGCTTAACACCATCAACGAACTGGCCGAACGATGGGCTAAGCAAAGTCCCAGCCTCAAAGCAATAGCCACCTGCGGCGAGGCTGCTGGCAATCGTCAAGATGTCATCATGGGAAGTAAAGTCTTTGCCCTTGAAAACGATCAAGGTAGTTTCTTTCTGAAATCTAATATCTACGATCATTGGTTATGGGCTTCCTCAGTCAATTACCAGTGGTTGTACTGCATCCCAGTCGCTGGGGCTTGCGGCTCCAGTGACAAAGGCGAACCGCATGCTTACCGTCGGCCGCCCCCGCTTCATCAGTAGCGCGGCGGCGCCGGCACACATTGCCTCATGCCCCGACGGCTGATAGTTGTCCTCGCCGCCCCACTCGCCCCCACGGGCGCAATGAACCGTCTTATGGCATTGGAACGTGCCTTGATCGCTCTCCAGCAGATCCGAGACGATCCCGTCCAGGCGCCCCGGTTGCAGTTCGATGGCGCCGACCTTGAGAAACGGACAGTTTGCACACGGGCGCTTGAGCCGGTAGTGGTGCTTGAAGGGATCGCGCGTCATTGCTTCACCGCATCCATGTGGGCGGCCAACTGCTCAAGTGTGAACTGGACGGCGTAAGGGGCTGGCCGAAAGGTTGCTGTAGTGGTGCTCAGGTAGTAGCGCATGGCCCGCTCACTGATATCGATAGCCTCGGCCGCCTGCGCCTGAGTAAGGCCGCACGCATCGACAAGGCTGCGTATGTAGGCCGCATCGGGGTTATGCAGAGTCGGATCTGGCTTGGCGCCGAGAAGGTGTTTAAAACTCATTGGGCTTTTCCCTTTGTTGGTACCGGCAAAGCCTCAATTAAGAGGCTTGTTCTTCTTTCCGGTATGCAGCACCACAGCGACAGTCGCCGTCATTCCCCCTGTAATCATCTGAGGTGTTGTGGCGGCCGCAGGCGTGGCACTCATGCCAATAATCCTCATCGTCGTCCGGATCGAGCTTTGGGCCTCCCACATAAACGAAATTCATTATTTCCCCCTCGGATGTGCCCGGCGAACCGGGCGGGATTGATTAGGCTGGCACACGCTCGGTTTTCTTTACTTCGCGAGTTTCCAGGGTGCCTGGGCAGTTCATTTCAGCCCATGCAGCAAGCAGCATTTCAGCTTTGGCTTTGTCGGCGTCACACAGCACGCGGGCGCCGTTGTCTGTAACAGCGTGGTAATGGGTTTCGAAAGTAACGACATTACGCATTTTCATTACCTGGCCAGTACCACGGCATTTCAAGCACACGCCGTTATCGACGTGGCCGAAGTGGGCCAAACGGCCTTTGCCTTCGCAGCGCTTACAGGTGATGAAAGTTGCCATGTCTTTGCTCCAGTGGTGCCCGGATCGCTCCGGGCTGGCTTGATCAGGCGCTTACGATGATCGGGGCGCCAACCAGCTTGTCGCGGTAGTTGAAGTTCACAAACTTTCCGGCCTTGAAGGTGTCGACAGCCTTGAGCGCATCAGCCGCCAGCCAGTGGGCAGACAGAACGACCAACTTGCCGCTGGCGTTGTAGCCGACCACTACAGACTGGTACGTGTTGGAGGTGGCGCGACTGGCCTTGTCACCGTTCGCCAGGGTGACGGTCAGCTTCTTCGCTGTGCGGGTGATAACCGGGGCGGCAGTTACTGGCGCGTCCAGGTCCGACAGAATCAGCTCGGCGCGCAGACCGCGCTTGTCGGCTTCGGCCTGGAAGCTCACCAGCATGTTTTCCGGCATGTTGCGGCCCAAGGTTTCGATACGGCAGATGCAATCCAGCAGGGTGTAGTCATTCAGGCAGGTGAAGTCTTTGGTCACGTAGGCGGCGCCAATCAGCTGGTCAAGGTTCATGGTCTTGGTCATGTCTTCGTGCTCCGTGTTTGGTTGGCGCCGTTTCGTTCGGCTTAGGGCGATAATAGGCACTTCGTGCCTATTGGTCAACAACGTTTTAACGCTTTAACTCAAATAAGTTAAAGCGCTATAGCGCCAATACACGCCGCACACCCACAAAAAAGCCCGCACACGGCGGGCTTATGGTCAGTGGGTTAAGGGTTAGAACGCGCCAGCGGTAGCCTTGAGCGCGTAGTCCCGGAAGGCGTCCGAGGCTTCTACAAACAGCTCGCTCAACTTGTCCTCGCCGTAGGCTGCATAGATCCGCTCAAGCTCCTTGAGCACGTCGCCAGGGCTACCCAGGTCAGTGGTGCCGCCAATGATGCTATCCAGGTAGGACTTGGCCGCTTGCAGGGCATCGTCTTCGCTTGGGCCTTCTGGCTCTGGCACCGGTGGTGCGGCCGGCGCTGGCTGGCTGAACATGTCGCCCTGGTCGATGGCAAACAGACCCTCGCCATACTCTTGCTCAAGCTTGCGGTTGGCCGCGCCTACGATGTCGGTAAAGCTGGCAGGCTCATCACCAAACAGGCCGGCGGTCTGCTTGCGGATGTTCTCGCTCTCGACGAACTGCGCCATGGCCTTGAATGCGGTGCTCATGCGCTTAGCGCTGCGGTTGTTGGCGCTGATAAACACAGCCATGGCCGCTACAGCCGGATCCGTGCCGCCGAACATGTCCCCTTGGCGCAGGAACTCGTCCAGGCCCATGCCAGCCTCTTTTGCCTGGCGCAGCACGTTGGTCGCGCCAATGATGGCGTTTACCGCCTCCTGGTTAAGCGACAGCTCCAGGGAGTCAGTTACCTGCTCACCCGCTTGCTCGGCGCCGATCCGGTCCTGTTCCTTGGCCCGCATGAAGTCAGGCGCTGCGCTGTTCAAGGCCGAAACGATGTTGGCAATCTCAGGCTTGGCCTGGTCCGCCGTCATTTCCAGCAAACGGTCATCGGAGTAGGCGCCAGCAAACAGCGCGGCCTGTAGGCGACTGATAAGGCCGGACGTAGGCTTACCGTCGGTGGTCAGGTACTGCGCCGCCTCGGCATCACCCAGCGATTGCAGGAAGGCCGCCACAAAGTCACGGTTTGCCGCGCTGTTGAGGTCGCCGTCTGCCAGCTTGGCCAGCATGGCGGTGTCCAGGCGCTTGGCATCGCTGCGGGCTTTCTCGGTGGCAGTCATCGCCAGCTTATCGTCCTGGTTCGCCTCCACAGCGAACTCCACGCGGTTGATGGCGGTTTTACGCACTCGCACCAGCACCGGGGCTTTCATGCGCTGGATCTTGGCCACGTCGACGCCGAAGTACTCCGCGTTTTCCACCAGCCATTCGCGGTATTCATCCGCCTGGCCGATACGGTAGGCCTCACGGATCGCCATGGCGCGGCCGTTGCCCGACTCGACCACACGGTCAGCGCCAACGATAGGCGCGCCACTGTCGGCGCGCTGGGTGCGTCCCAGGCTATCCGGATCAAGGTTGCGGGCGGTTTTCTGCACCCATGCCTGAGAAGTGGTACGTGCACGGTCACGCGGCTGAATCTCGGGCGGGTATTCCGGGTTTACCGTGCCGTCCGTTTCGTGGCTGATGATCAGGTTCTTCGCCTCGATCACCTTGAAGCCGGTCACGACCTTGGTGCCCTTGGCGGTTTTGACGGCGTTGTCGCGGCCTTCGGCTTCGATAGTGCCAGTGTCTTCGTCTTCGGCAGATACAGCCGCTGGCGCCGGTTCGGCCTTGGCTTGCTCTAGAAGCGCTTTCAGTTCGCCATATGGCTTGCCGTACAGTTTCTTGATCTTAGGGCTCAGAGCCTGGTAACGCTCGGCCTCGGGCATGGCAAGGTAATCATCGCGGTACTTGTTGCCGACCATCGCCATTGCCATTTGTGTGGCCCGGTCAATGCCCTGCATCACAATGGCAGCGTCCAACTTGCGATTGGTTTCGATAGTGCTGGCGGCGTAGGTGTCGGACGGATCAACGGCACCGTAGAAGCGGCCCGTCAGGAACTCGCCATTTTCGACGGTCTTTTGCCCAACCAGCGGGCGCGGTGCATTCATCACAAGCCAGCCGGCCGGAACATCGATCACGACATTCTCTGTCATCACGGCTTTCATATCGTCCACGTTTACGCCGCCAGCAGCGGCCTGGGCTGCGGCTTCGGCCCGTTCTGCCAAGTGGGCAGCCAACATAGCCTCTTCTTCTGGCGTCTCGGGCGCTGCGGTCGCGGCGGCTTTGACGGCATTGGCAGCCTCAGCCGGCGCTACACCGTCGGCGTAGAGCTGTTTCACTAGGGTGGTCTGGCCCATGGCAATGGCGTCGGCATCCCCGGTGCTGACTTCCATCAGTTCCGCCAGCGCCTCTAACACCTTGCCTTCCCATTCCGTGAAAGACAGCTTAGAGGCGGGAGCGGTGTACGGATCGACAACGCCCGACAGGTCGACCACCTCACCCACTTTCGGCTCATAGTCGTCAGTGTTGAGCAATTTCGTCATGTACTGCTTGCCGTCCTTGTCGAAGTAGACGTTTTCAGAGCCCACGCTGAGTACGGTGGCCGACCCCAGCGCTGCAACGTCGGCGTAGTCCTCCAGGAGGATGCTGGCGGTGCTCACAGGTGCTACAGGATCGGCAGCCTTCGCCTTCAATTCGCGCAGTTGAGCATTCAGGTTATAGGCGTAGTTGCTCACGTTCACGGTGTACATGAAGCCGTCATTCGCCAGCGCCGTCTCTACCTCGGCAATCATGTTATTCAGCCAGGCCGTAGCGCCTTTCTTAGTACCGCCCTTGCCCACGATGGTGCGCGGCTTAACGCTACCCGATTGGATTCCTGCCAGTTGCGCCTTGGCGTCTGCCAGCTTCGATTGCAGCTCGGCCACGCTAAAGCCCTGGTTGGTGCCCGCGTTTACACGGTCCATAAACTCGGCTTCGGTCATCGGTACACCGCCAAGCGCCTCAATCTCGGCCTTGATTGCCGGGATTTTCGCCAGGGTGCTGGCCATGTAGCTGGCATTCGATGCGTCGGCATTGGCGATTGCAGCCTCAGCCTCGGGCTCATTCACAGGCTCAGGGGTGATCGTTGTCGCCAGCTCAGCCTTCTGCGCCTCAAGCTGGGCAGTCAGCTCGCTGATTTGCGTATCCAGTGCAGCCAGTTCGGCGGTTTTGCTTTCTACCAGCGCCTTTTGCTCATCGAGCGCAGCGGTACGGGCGGCCTTGCCTTCGTTCGCCTTGATGAACTTGGCGCTGTTCTTCTGGATCAGCGACATGATGCGGCGGGCGACAATGCGCGGGTTTAGATCCTGGCCGCTTTCAGGCGCCACCACAGCGGTGATGTCCTTCTTGTTCTGTACCCACTTCCAACTGATCAGTTCGTCGGCTGGCATGAGTTTGTTGGGCGTGCTGTCCGGGTTGTGAAAGAACACCGACACACTCTGGCCGTCGCTCATACCGAACAACATGGCCACTTGAGTGGTGCCCTTGTTCTTGAATGGCTTACTCACTTCCACGGTGGCCGCCTGGACTTCACCGCCTACGTTCTGCATCACCTTGAGCAGCTGAGCGGCCTTGCGCTCAAACTGTTTGTACTCGATCACCATGGCATCGAGCATTGTGCCGTCGTCGGCCAGGCTCTCGGTGATATCGGCCATGGTGGCGCTGTCGAACATCAGGCCGTCCGGATCGCTACGGCGCAGCTCGTACAGCAACGCGCCAACTGTCTGACCTACAGGGAGGTTGTCAGCGCCCCAGCGCGCGAATACATCAGTCATGCTCAAAGCCTCATCTTTTGGGATATTGGGTAAGTCGGGGGAGAGGGGGCGGCTTAGATCCCCGTGTTTAAGCCAATACTTGAATTGCTTGATGGTGCACGCCGCGACACTGCCCAAGCCGGTCCATCCCTTTTCATAGGAATTCATGTACGCGGTGCAGGCCTGGTCATGGTCGATGAACCCCAGCATTACCTTGTGCTCGTCGAAGGTGCCGGTCTTGCCGTTCTGGTTGATCACGTACACGCGCAGGCTCTCGGGCGCCGGACCAACAAACACGTCCACCGCGTCCCCGTCGGCGCCCCTGGTACCGTTCACATAGCCGTAATGCGCCATACAGGTGATCGACCACGGTTTCCCGTCCTCTTTTCCGCGACGGGACTGGAACATGGGCGTTTCGATGGTGATGCGCAGGCCATGCAGGCGAACGGTCCCCTTGGCATAGTTCCCGGCCCGGATCTGCGCGGGCGTGGGCTGTGCGGTAGAACCCATGCCGAAAGCGCCAGCATGGGCGGCGCTTTGGAGTTTGCTAAAAACGTCGGTCATAGAAGCCGCTCCCTGAAAGCAGCCACGATACCGTCCGTTTTCCCCGCTCCCGGCGGGCGGTTTGCGCCAAATCACAGGCACAAAAAAGGGCGCCACGCGGCGCCCTTGGGCTTGAAGCCTTTCCCCTAAACTTCCGGCTTAGGAGTCTCGTCGATCAGTACACCGACTACCTCAGAAAGTGAGCAGCCTTTCGCAATAGCCAGCAGGCGCAGCTTACGCTTCTGCTCGGGCGTCACGTAGCTGTTCAACCGTTCTTTTGCACCCAGCTTGATCACTTTAGGCGCTGGTGGCTTGGCACCAGTACGGCCAGCCGCCGCGTCCACGTCCGCCATGACTTCATCCACTGGGCGCGGGCGCGTCTTGATTGTCATTTCACTCATAAGTCACCTGCCTGTTTAACGTTACGGCGTTTCGCGCATCATAGTGTATCTGACGCCTTAACGTCTATTCACTACGCCAGGAGGGTAAGCACTTCGTCACGAAGCGCCCGCAGTTCGCGAGCAGCAAGGCCGCCAGGCTGGGTGTCAAGCGGGGTTTTCCCGATCATCTGAGCGTTCGGGTGCGCAGTACGCGACACCAGCCGCGACTTCAATACCGGGAATCCATAACCGGCCAGCGTCTTGGAAATGCTCTTGCTCAGTTTCGAGTTACCAATTGCGCGATTTACCAGAAAGTATGCTCTCAGGCTCTGGCCAGTACCGCGCAGTTCATCCATTCGATCTTGAATCATGGCCACCATGTCGCCGGTAGACCACACATCAAACGGAGCTGGCTGTACCGGGATAATGATGATATCGGCCACTGCAATCGTCTTTTTGGCGAGGTCGGCGGCCTTCGCTGTACCGTCGATAATCACGATGTCATTGGGCAGGCGCGGGATCTGTGACGCCAGCTGATTACGCTCGATGGTATAGATCGTTACCGGCTGATCGGGATTGGCCTCGGTCCAGTCCTTCATGCTGCCCTGCGGATCGGAGTCGATCAGCACCACGTCACGCCCCACCAGATTAAGCGCTTGCGCCAAGCCGGTGCAGACCGTCGATTTACCCGCACCGCCCTTCTGATTCATCACCGCGATAACCGTCATGCCCTGTACTCCGTCCGTTTGAATGATGGCCGGATTCTAGCGCTATCACGCTATAACGCAATAGGGTTGTCACGCTATGGCGCTTTAGCGTTAATGCGCTATCTTGTAACGATAGATGTGAAAAAGCCCCGGCTTGCGGGGCTTCCGGCAGATTATGGCGTTACCGGCTAACGGTATTGAGCGCCAGAGTCTCAAGCGGTATCGGGCAATGAATGGCCGGATCATGGGGCCAAACGCCCTCATTGATCATTTGGCACTTCCACGCATGATCCGCTACGGCTTGGTCGTAATCGCTACCACCAAGCCCTGCAACCACCAGGAGATAAAGCACAGCCATGAGCAAACCGCCCATCCAGATGTACCGCCTTAACCGCTTAAGCTCTTGCGCTCTCATCACTCTTTTCCTTTTCGTGTCTGTCGTAACCTTCGACGAAAAGGACATTATCATTTGATTGTTTAATGTGTAAACACACAACATCAAATTTATGTATTTATTCGGAGATAGGCAATGTCAGAAGCGCCGGCTGGTATGAAGATTATGGTTTCCATAGGCGGTTATGGTGGCGCAGGGGCTGAGCCTGTCACGCTCATGGCGTTCAAAAGCAACGCATTGGGGACGCTGACGGTATTGGACCGGATCACGTATAGGGAGATTGCAGACGAGGGCTTTGCGTTTGTGACGAACCTTCGCCTACAAAATTACGACTGCCTGTTCAAGGAGGAACACCTGGCAGATGCGATCACCGCGTACAAGGAAGCCGAAGGCATGGCCACCATTCAGCTGGCAGACGATGTAGCGCGTTGGCGCCCACGGATCGAATCAGATGGCGTAGACACTCATGGACAGAAATACCGCCTGGCGGCCGATATCAGCAACGCAGAGGTGGCGGTGCTGGCGCTGGCGCACTTCATGTCACGCCAACGCGGCATTGAGTCACTGGGGCGTATGACTGACGATATCGCCCGCCTGTATCAAATCACGTCGATTTAATCGTTCGCGGCAAAGGGCTCGCCGTAGGCGTCAAAGCCAGCGTCTTCCAGGGCGCTGCGGCCCTCACTGGTCAACATGTAAAGTCCCTCGGCCGTCTCCACCAGGCCCAGTGCCAACAACTGCGCCAATGCGTCCTCATCCTTGATGTCGCTCACGTCCGCCGCCGACACAATGGCGATGTTCACCAGCTCGGAAAGCCCCGAATCACCGAGGTCGGGGCTCATGCTGTCGAGCATGGCAATCGCAGTGATAAAGGATTTGGCCAGGCTGCGCTCAAGGGCCGCTTGATCATGATTGCCCTCGGCCTCATTGATCGGCGCATTCGTCTCGACCACTCTGAGCGCCTGCCTGAGCTGTTCGATTGCGCCAGCGGTGGCCACGCTATCCATCATCGCCGGATCAGCCAGGACAATCTCCCGCGCAGCCACGTAGGCGCCTGAAACCGTCAACGCTTCGTGAAGAGGCTGATCGATACCATCCAACAGCGCGCCGGCAAGTTTCTTACCTTCATCGGTAAGCCAGTTGGCGCCATCATCGCGAGCCGCCAGCTTTGCGGCGACCAGATCGTCACGGCCCTGCTTGCTGATCAGATCACCGTCCTCGACTGCACCGGCTTGCAACTGCGCCAACACTTCTTTGGCGAAATTATCCAGCGCACTTGGCTCAAGGCTGTCGGTCATTGCCCCCAACTGCTGCTGTAGGCCCGCTACGGTCGCTTGGCGTTCGGCAATCTGTGTATCGAGCTGCGCCACACGCTCGGCATACACCGCCGCCTGTTTCGGCGCCGGCGTGCTCATCCCCTTGGGAAGGGCAATCGCCTTGCGGGCCTGGGCCTTCTGGAATGCCACCTGCCCACTTTCCAGCAACCCGGCAATTTCCTTTACGGCCTTTTCCGAATCAGTCTGATTTTTGAGTGGCGTCACTGACTTGTTGATCAGTACTTGGAAGATGTCGCCGGTGGCATTCACACGCAGAACGACCACCTGCCCACTGGCCACGGTTAACGAGGCTTCGCGATAGGTGACGCCGGAGGTGCGTTTCGGGGACGGATTGAATTCAGACGTAACCACGGGCTGGCCCGCGCGGATCATGATCTGACTTACTTTCTTGAGCGCCTTGGCAGCGGCCTGGGCATTGGAAAAATCGAGCGTGTTCGTTGCTGGCATGACTGCCCCCATGGATTGGATTTACTGGGGACATTGTGAGGGGATAAATGGACGTAGCCCCGGCGCGCTTTGCGCCTCCAGAGGGCTGGAAACCTATTGTTTAGTGTAAAGCATGGCCATACACAAAATGCTTGCGAAGTGTAAAGCCTGGCTTTACAGTAAGTCCGTCATATTCGAAAGGAACACGGCAAATGACCATGCACAATCCTCCCCATCCGGGCGAGGGGCTGCGCAAAGACGTGCTGCCAGAAATCAAGATGACCGTTACCGCACTGGCTAAACACCTCGGCTATTCCAGGGTGCAGCTGTCCAGCGTGTTGCACTGCCGCTCTGCGATCAGCGCCGACCTCGCTTGGCGCCTAGAGCTGGCGGGGCTGGGCAAAGCTCATATTTGGCTCGGGCGCCAGTCGGCTTACGACCTATGGCAAGCCCAACACAAAGAAGTGCCGGCGATTGCTCGGTTGCGCGCCGCCTGACAGCGCGCCACGGAAGGGGAAAGTACCCCTCTATAAGATTAAGAGTTTTAAAAAGGTTTTATATCTATGTTTTGGCCATTGTGGATAAGCGCTACAGACCGCGCCCCACTTGGTCTAGACCACCCTAACAACCCTGTGGATGGGTGGGTGAATTACAACAATCGGTGGGTGAATTACAAAGAAAGGTGGGTGAATTACATACTTTGGTGGGTGAATTACAAAAAAGGCGTGTTTCGGTGGGTGAATTACAAAAAACCGATCGGTTGACCACTTTTTTCGCCTTGTAGAGCGCTCCTGTCGAGGCTTATAGGGTTTTCACCTGTAACGTTTTGTAATTCACCCACCCATTAACTCTCTTCACCACAAGTAGCTACGGAAGCGATCATGTCAGCCAATAAGAGCCCTGCGGAACCTGTCAATCAACACAATCGGCGCCTTGATACCATCAAGAGCCGGAAGAAGTCAGACCGCCAGGGCGACCTCCTTGGCGGCACCGAACCGCAACCGGGCAGGGCAAAAGTCCCTAAAGCCAAGGCGGTGACAAAACCCACAAAGGCCGCCAGCAAGGAACCGCAGCAGCCTGATTTTTTCGTGCCGATGATTTACGACATAGGCACGCGCGATATCCGCAGCCTGATGGACGTTGCCCCATTTCGCCTGTCGAAAACCAAAAAGCGCGAGAACGACGTTATTCGTTACGAGCTGCCCGATGGTGAGGTGATCGTCTCTTCTGGCGTCTACGGAATGGCCTCGGTGTTCGATTATGACCTGGTGCTGATGGCCACCTCACACCTGACCGAGGCAATGAATCGCTTTCGCAAGGGCGACGGGGAGAAGCCCTTGCAGGTGTTCCGCCCGCACATAGGCGACGTGATCAAATTCACCAAAAAGACCGAAGGGGGCAATCAGCGCGCGGCGGTGGTTGGTGCCCTTGAGCGACTGAGCACCACGCACGTCAAGATCCAACGCACCCGGATGATCAAGGATCGGATGGTGGTCACCGACGAAGGCGAGAACCTGATAGGGCCTTACCGCACCATCGCGAACGCCAAAAATGGGAATATCGAATACATCGAATTCAAGGTGGCGGACTGGCTCTATAAAGAGATTACCGGCAACGTTAAACCGGACATCCTGGCGGTACACCCTGAGTATTTCGAGAGCGAATCGGGCTACAGCCGCTTTATCTACCGGCTGGCGCGCAAGACCGCCGGCAAGGACATGTCCACCTGGGGTTTTGATCTGATCTACCAGCGCAGCGGGAGCGACACCACGTTCAAAGAGTTCTCCAGAAGCCTGCGCAAGGTGATCAAGGAGAACGACGTACCGGAATACGATCTATCCGAAGAGGCTGGCCAGCGCGGACCACAGCTACGCATGGTTTACCGCAAGTCACTGGACCACCTGAAATAATGGCTAATAAGGTCCGCGACAGGATTTGTACTCACTGAGAAGAGTACATTTGAACCAGTAGGCATGTTGGGATGTACCTAGATAGCAAGGTACAAAGAGAGCCAACTGACGTCACCTCAAGCCACTTGAAAATAAAGGGCTCCAGGTGCTTTGCGGCCAAGAAAGCGGGCAACCTGACGTCACCCACCGCCATTACTACACTGGCTCGCTGAGCGGACCAGGCGGCGCAGTAGGCGTCTTGTGATGCTGAAGGCTAATGCCGTCGCTGGTGATATCGCCACCGGTCTGCGTTACCGCCCCTTCAATCGTTGTCGTGGCCTTGATGCTCAGCGCCGTAGCAATCTGCGCGATGGACTCAGCTGTCAGGACAATCGATGTACCGCCCACGACCAAGGCGATTTTCTCCCCAGCGTTCACGGTAAACACCTTGTCGGCATTGAATTCAAAGTTGTCGTGATTCCAGCGCCTGGTACCCACTTCATTGCCCGTGTTCGGGTTACGGAAGCCGGTGATGATCGGGCGGCGCGGATCGTCCGCGATGAACGATATCCACACCGGGCGCCCCACCACCATGCGTATCTCTGTGTTTTGCGAGTCGTCGCCTATCGGGTATTCGATTTCAGCGATAGGCAGCTCGCTGGCGCCGTCGGTGAAGGGCGGGATTGATACGCGAATCTCTCGGCGCTCCCGATCCACCTCGGCAATGACTCCCGGCCATTTACTGGGCATTAACGATACTCCCGAGCCATAAGCGGCTGCGGCTTTCCTGCGCACCCTCTAGGCTCTCAAAGGCGTGGGCGGCGGTGATCACGATCAGGTTTTCCCCCGATACGCGCAGCACATCACCGGCTTGGATCTGCTGGCAAATGGTGCTGTCTACCGTCTTATTGCGCACCAGCACACAGCTGACGTTCCTGAGCTGGCGCGAATCGGCCCGAGCAAGGAACGCCACCCGCCGCGCCTGGCCCATCTGCCCTGTAACAATCGCGGCGGTATCGTCGACTGAGTAGTACGACGGGATGTCTTGCAGTTGCAGGAATTCGCTTTCGATTTTGGCGCTGCTGTCCACCTGGCCGATATCGGAAACCGGCGCCTGTTTGGCCATGTCGGTCAGGCGCATGGCACTGATACTGCCATTCCTGAGCACCAGCGCCGCGCCTTCCTCCTGTAGCACCTGCGCCAACGCATAGCTTGGTTCTTTTCCCTTGAAACAGGTAAAGCGTGGCACAGCGAAGTCGCTCCCCACCGGCATGAAGGCGCCACAAGCCCGGTAGATGGCCCCAAGCGTGGTATTGGAGAGTATGACCGCCCCATTCAACGGACGCGCCACAGAGGCGCAGCGGTGCAGCAAGGCCGTGACTTTCATGGCCTGCTGCTGACTCTTGCCTTGCACCTGGCCCAACGGTGGCGCCCGGTCGGTCTTGACCACCTCATAGCGCAGATTCTCGCGGCCTGACCAGATCGAGGCGCCCACCTTGAGCTTTTCCTGTACGCCATCGATCAGCTTTGCCGTGAACTCAATCGAGCGCGGTACCGGGGTAAGGTCGGAGCGGCCCACCCACTTAAGCACCACGTCAGACGGCAATTGATCGCCGTTCTCGCTCAGGTAGACGTTCACTCAGGCTTTCCCCATTTGATGCCGGAATTTGTAGTCGTTGAACCGGTGTGACTGAACTTGTCGGTGTGCGCCACCTCACGCATGGACGGATAGCCTGGTGGGTTGTTGGTGCTGCCGTCGTTCGGTTGGCCATCACCAGGTGCGTCGAAGTATGGAATCGAGCACTTGAGCGTTAAGTCGGCTACCAGGATCTTGATGTTCTTGATCCCGTCAGGCCTTACGTCCATCCAGTCAATGCGCACCGATTCCAGCGTTTGCGGCATCGGCACCTTGTATTGGCCGAACTCGTACACGGCATCGAAATAACGATTGGACGGTTCTTTGATGAACGACGACAGTTGCGCGGCCAGGCTCTGCGCTGTACCGGCCTCGCTGGCGATGATCACCATCTGTAGGCGCCGATCCTGCATAACCTGCTTATAGCCGTACCAGGATCCGCCCTCTTCGATCTGCTGCATCGTTCGGGCAATGTGATCGCCGCCCCAGTCCGCGCCGGTACCCGCAAAGTTATCGTCCATCGCCAGCAACACGACAGGAAACAGCGTGGTCTTGCCTGGCGGACCGTTGTCGTTCTTCTGGTACGCCTTGAGCATGGATTCTGCATCGTCGACCATTCGCGCCGCCGCCCATATCACAGCCTGACTGAATGGCTTGTCTAGGAATGCCTGGACCGCTTTGGTATCGACGTAATCGGGATAGACGCCCTCGCGCCAGCGGCTCAGGTACTGAGAAAATCCGATCTTGATCTGATCGAAACTGCCATTGAGGGTTCGGGGCATAGTGGGGCGCTCAATCTACGGGGTTATCCGTGAATGGTGCCCCACAAAAACCGCCACATTGCGCGGCGGTTTGCGTGGTTTCGGCCGGTGGCGCTATACCCGAGCAGGCCAGCCCAGATCGATCATGTCAGCGGTGTAGGTGCCGTCCTTCACCGCCGTCATCAGCACGCCTTCACGGTCGTAGCAGCCCTGGACGTAGTTGAACGCCATGCTGCCAATCTCGATCATTTCAGCGTTGCTGGTGGCGCGGTAGATGATTTCACCCGTCTGCGGGTCGCCACACTTCCAGGCTGAGCCATCTACCCGCAAGCCGTCCTGAGCCGCTGAGCGCGCCGACTGGATCTTGGGTTGCGACTTTTCATCAGTGTCGATGAACACGCCGCTCCAGATCAGGCCGGACACTTCACGAAGCCAGCGCTCGTTCTGAATCTGAGTCATCCACCCGTTATTTCGTTTGATAGTTCGATTGGTAAGCTCAGCAGCCTGAACTGCATCAAACTCTTCCTTAGTCAGCTCACGCAATACACCGGCTACCGTAATAGCTGAGTCGTCTGGTGCTGTTCCGTATAAAGCAGGCGCGGGAGCTGGATACAGAGACTCCAGCGCGAACACAAACTCCAACCCGGCAACTAAAGGTTCTTTCGGCCCGTTCACGGCGCGAGCGATTGATACCGGCACGCCTGTTACCGAGTCCACATGGGTATATTCCAAATAACGCATAACGTCTCCTGGCTGTAGCGGGGGCACAGTGCCAGGCCCCCTTAGTTAAGGGGGTTTTACATTTTCACCATACGGACGGCGCGCAACTTTCGCTGAGTCGTTTTGGTTGAGATAGCGCGATACCCATCTGTGAAGTCAATCGGCTTTCCGTAACTCCCGTTATACGATGTAGATGTCCAATACCGATCTAGGGTAAACGCCTCCGCGCCACCCAATTTAAACGCGGCAATGGCTGTTTGTGCAGGAGCCGCCGCCGTGTAGTTCTGTTGTACGGGATCAAGGTTGCCGTTAGCACCTTCGGTCGTACTGTTTGTGCCCGTGTACGGCTTAAATGTACGATAGATAAGGTCAAGCTGGTTTTCTGCTGGGATTGCCCAATCCGTAAACCCGCCAATATTCAGGGCTTTGCAAAATTCAGCCGCTGGAGATTTCATGGTTGTTGATGCAGCTGATTCCGCCAACAAACTTGCGGTGTTACTCGCACCATCCCAGACACTGTACTGCATGCCTGTACCGTCTCTGTCTCTAAGTGCAAGCGTTGTCTCGCCAGAAGCCTTAGGCGCGACAATAAGAAGGTAAACATCAGTGCCGTTTTTAATGCGGCCCGCGTAATACCCGCCACCAAAAGGAACACCCAAGACGGTAGGGTAGGTGGCTACGGTGATAGCCGCCGTCTTAGCGGTACTTTGCCCTCCCAGCGAGTCAACAGCTACGGCGCTTAGCGTGACAACCGTGTCCGCCGCCACCGCTGGTGCTGAAAAAGTTATCGACTCGCCTGCCACGATGCCGCTGGTCTTGCTAAAGGTCAGCGCCGCATCACCCGATTGGTTGATGGTGTACGTGAGCGTTGCGCCATCAGAGGCTGTCGAACCGCTAATAGTGATCGTGTTGCCGGTTGAGTTTTGATAAATCGTTCCAGCGGTAGTGATGACCGTTGGCGGGGTTGGCGCGTTGTGGCTGGTAATAGCAATCAGCTTGGTAGTCACCGCCGACTTGTTACCCGCCGTGTCTATGGCGTAAACCTGCACCGCGTAGTTGGAGCCAATGCTACCGATAGCTGTAACCGACTTTGAGGCGCTACCGCTACTTGCCGCCACAGTGCTCGTAGTGCCGTCTGGCAGCGTCCAGGTGAAACTTGCGATAGCGCCTCCCGTCAGCAAGCTGGCTGCCGTTGCAGTAAGTGCAACCACAGTACCTGCGGTAACGCTGCTGGAGCCTGTAACAGCGGGCGTTCCTACCACTTTCGCCTGAGTACCCACAGCGGCATCCACTTGGGCCTTCGTATAGGCATCGGTGATGCCGTAAGCGGCCAGCGTGGATGGAACGCCACTCCCCGCAATGCCTGTCAAAACCCAAGAGTCTAGGCTCGCCAGATAGCGCACGGTACAGATAGCACCTACCCCGATTTTCCCAGCAGAAAGCTCGGCGTAGCGAAGGTCTAGAATAGGTTTCGCTGCCAAGGAATTGGGCGAGAAGGTGCTTTTGTTGGTGTTGGTTGTTTTAGCCAGGAAAACCAACTCAAGGCCATCAACCAAGGATGTAACGGCAGGCAGATAGGTGCCCTTGTAGGTGTTTACTGTGCCAACGTCCTTGGTGTAACTGCCACCTACACCAGCCCCGCCGCCGCCAGAGCTGGAGCCACCCAGACCGCCACCAGTCAGCTGAAAATAGGTGCCGTTAAACACCAGATCGTAGATCACCCCCGGACTAATATCACCAGCCTCAAGGGCTGCAACGCCACCCGCGACTGCCTTTCTCAACGCCACCGCGCCAGCTCCATCAATATTGGCGGTGACGACAGACGTGTTAGTTGCGGTGGCCATGAAAGTGAACTTCTGACCCGCCGAGTAGGTGGTAATAACCGTTTCTGCCGCTACTGGCGTGAGTACCAGGGCGTTTTCGGCCCCCTCTGCCAGACCAAGCCACGACAGCGACGCTACGTCCTTGGATGCGTCCTTGCGAAGCAGGTATTGCGGGTGGGCGTTATCCGACCCTTCGTGTGCTGCAAGAGCTGCCAGCGCCACGCTTTCGTTAGGGTCTACCTGTACGTTGATGCTGCCTGCCGGAACCTGAGCAAAGGTCAGGTCATTGAACAGCACATAAGTGACGCCATCGGTCTTGTAGGACGCATTGGTGCCGTCAGCCTTTGACCAGATAAACACCAGGGTGTCATTGGACCAGAAACCGATTTCACCTACCGGCACTTCGCCTACGTCTTCGCGCCAAGACACCACCATGCGCAGCTGGTAAGGCGTCGGGCGACTGCCGCCAGAGAGAGGAACCTTACTGCCAACCGGAGCCAGCAGGTCACGTTCCTCGCCAGTCGGGTCGTAGTGCGCCAGGCCGAACGAAGCATGGGTGATTTTGAGTTCCAGGCCGGTGTTGTCGGCATTGAACGCCGCCGCCTGCCCGGCCTGGGTTAACGTGGGTTCAATAAGAACTGGATCTGCCATAACGCCACCTAAACGGTTGATATATGGCAGAAGGTTACAGTCGGAAAAACGCCCTATTTGGGGTAGGTTTGCATGTCTACGCGGGGAATTGAGCTGAAAATCATCGTCGCCGCGCCTGGACGACTGGCAGGGCCTGTACGCACCGTGCTGCGCACTTCTGGTGCGCGGACCACCTGGCTACCACCCGTATGTACCAGCTTGATGGCGTCACCGCTGCCGACCGCGTACATGCCGCCACCAACCGTAACCGAGGCGATAATCTCACGCTGGTGATACAGGGCCTTGCCCGCCGCTCGCACGACCTGGATGCCCCACCCCAGCATCGCCACCTTGTAAACAAGGCTGATCGTCTTGGCCAGACGCACGTCCAGCACGAACTTGGCGGAAACCGCCGTCTTAGCCGCCTCGGCAATGCGCAGCGGGACAATTTCCGTGTCGATATCGACCTGTAGGCGGCTCGTTAGAAAGTAATCGTCCGTGCTCTCGCCCAGCGCGATAACTTCGGCCTCCGATACCGCATCATGGGGATAGACGCCATCTACCGGGCACCACAATTGATTTATCTGGAACGTAGGCCCAAACAGCGTGCGCAGGTAGGTGTCCAGAAACGCTGTTCCGCGCTGGGGGTTGTTGTAGCGCCAGGCGTGGAACAGGTAGCGAATACGCTCGTTCGTGGTGTCGCGCAGCATGGCCAGGCCGTCACGCCCCAGATGCATGCTAATGACCTCATCCGAGCTTAGGTGCGGCATCCCGTACAGCATCAGCTCGCTAAGGTCATCGCTGACGTATTGGCGGTACAGGCTCAGAAACAGCGCCTTGAATTCAGACTCAAGGTCGTCGTATTCGGCGCTACGCTTTAGCGGGATCAGTTCCATTACGCATCCTCACTCACAGGCACGACTTGCAGGCTCGCATCTGTGACGTAGCGGAAGTGCTCAGGAAGCGGCGCAACCGCAGCGCTGGTATCAACGGACAGGTCTGCCAGGCGCTGTGTGAGTGCCGGGATATTCTTGTCGATCAGCGCGTAAATGTCTTTCCTGAGGATCTTTGCACCCCCACGGCGAGCCCATGCCGAGTTCCGCCCGTAGTTGATCAGCACCAATGCCCGGACGGCCTGGAGCACCGCTGCGGAGTCGTAGGTAGACGGAATGGTAAGGGTGAGCACCAGAGGCAATTCAATCTCCACCGCATCAACCCAGCGCAACCGCAGGCTGTCGTCGGCGGTGTAGACCACTGTCGAGATTTCAGAGCGCAGGGTTTCCACGTTGGTGCCATCGCGCAGAACCGCCACGAAAAGCCTGTTCATGTTGAGCACGTCAGCCCCGCGCACAGCCTCTTCGCGGGCCTCGTTCCATACCGACAGGAAGTTGAGCGACTGAATCTGACTACGCACCAGAAAATCGAAGTTCGACAGGTAGACGGCGGATTTGCTGTAGATGCCGGGGTAGCTGCACACCTCGCGCATCGTTTCGATATCCATCGGCGCTGCGCCGGTCTGAGTGACCTCGGCAAGCGTCATGATGACAAACTGGTCTCCAGCGGTGGTGTACTCAAACGAGAACGTGCCGCCCACGCTCAGGCTGATTTCGCCCTCAGTGTCGTAGATCGATATGGCCAGCGACTCACCTACTGCCGGTTGCTTACCCGCCAGCGCGTCCACGCCAAACATCAGGCTCAAAATCTGGTTTTCATCAGATTTGACGTGGTAGACCAGATCACCGGGGGAGACGTTGCAGAATTCGGCGGTGTACTCATAGCCAGTCACCGCAACCTCTGCGATGTAACCCACGGCGGGGTCATCCAGCTCCACGGTATAGAACGGTGTGTTTTTCGTGACTGAGTGGGTCAGGGAGCGCAACACGACCTGCTTGGCCAGTATCAGGACGCTTGCACCGGGCTCAGCGCTGCCGCCCGAGATAACACGCCAGTACCGCCCACCCTGATCCATCAGCGAGCGGCCCTGTAGAACCTGGACGGCTGTACTGCCGCTGTTGAGCAGGGTGATCGATGCGATGGTGGGCGTTGCGAAAGGCAGAATACCCTTCACTGCCGCGTCAGCCAGCACCGTCACAGGCCGCGCCTTAATGAACGCCTCGCCCGCCGTCATTTCCACCTGGTTGCTCAGATCCGCCAGCATGGCTGACATAGACGCCAGCCCTTGCTGAATCAGGGGGTCGCCAATCGAAAAGCGCAGCGCAATCGTGGGATAACTGGAGATTTCATTGACTGCGGACTGTAGGAACTCGTCTTTAGTAGTTGCCACGGTTGACCTCTCCAAGCTCTGAAAGGCTCACGTAGGAGCCACTAATTTCGATAAAGATGTTTTTGCGCTCAAAGCCATCATTGGCCGCGTGCATGTTGATGGTGCCCACAGGCAGCGCGGCAAGGACGGGAATGTCCTCGCGCATCTTGGCCAGGTAGGCGTCCGCAATGGGCGAGCTGAGGGGCTTTTGCAACAGTTCCTCAGTGGGTGCGCCATAGGTCGAGCCGTAGTAGCTACCCGGCCTTGTCCCAGCCCAGTGGGCGATCATCCGGAACAGGAGGTCTGTGTTTAATGTGTCGTCTGCCATGGGGCACCGATAGCGGTTTATTGATTGCATCATGGCAAACAAAAACCGCCCTATTGCGGGGCGGTTTGCAGTGAATCGAGGGGCGGTTAACCCATACCAACCCCTCCGCCAGCGACGTGGGCAATCTGGCGATCTTCCAGGTTCTGACTGAGCGGTACCGACATTTGGATAGTGGTGGGGGCGGCTGGTTTGTTGGCCATCATCATTGGCTTTTCTACGGCTGGCGTGGCCGGAATCTTCATTTGAGCGGCTTCCGGCGCGGGCGGTGTGTAACGAGGAGCGACCAGTGTGCCGGCGCTCACAGGACTGATTGACGTAACCCCTTTGGTCGCCAGGGTTGGAGCCGTCGCCGGCGCGGCCATAATGCCCACCGTGTTGGCGCCAGGCATGCCGGGGGTGATCGGTTTAGCGCCAGTGGGCGCTCCCTTTACCGTGGCCATGGTACTGGCAATGGCGGTGCTGGCGGCGGCTGGCGCTTGCACCTTGCCTTCATCGGCGCGACGGGTTGGCGTCAGGTCGCCGGCCTTAGCTTGGGCCAGATAGGCGTCATATTTGCTGTTTACATCCTCCAGGCCATTGGTGCCGCCGTTGGTGAGTTTACGGGCGCGCGTCTGGTCGCCGGCTTGGGCGGCCTTGTCGGCGCCGGAACTCTTCCAGTGCTGCACCGCGATCTGCGCCGAGTATTTAGGATCCATGGCCAGGTCTGGATTGTTCACCAGGTCTATGCCCAGCTTCTTGCCCATTTCCGCATACTGAGCCTTGCCCGTCAGCTGCAAGTTACCGCGCCCACGGTATTTGTAGCCGTCACCAGCCTCGGTATTACCCATGCGCCCGCCATAGACCTTGTTGGCGATGGCTTCCGGGTTGTTGGCGTCGGCTCGGGCGTCCTCGGGGGTCTTGTAGTATTTGGGGAAAACCTCCTGCAAGCGTTTGGCGCTGTAGTTAAGGTTTTCCTCGTTCTTCTTGAACCCACCCGATTCGTGGTCGACGTTGGCCATGAGCATGGCTTTAGATTTGGGATCAGTGATACCGCCCGCATCCATGGCCTTGATCATTTCGTCTTTCGCGGCGTTGGAGCCGCCTGTGTACTTGCCACCGGTGGCCTTATTCAGCAGGTTCTGGCCGGCATCCTTCACAGACGTGGCTTTATCGCCCACATAGTCCTTGGCCGTCTGCACCTTGTCGGCCACGGTGTCCTTAATGCCCATCACGGCATCTGTGGCGGCCTTCCAGGTGTCTTTGGCCCAGTCGCTCATGCCTGTGAAGACTTTAGCGCCACTCTCTACCAGGCCGTTCCAGGCACCTTTAACCGAATCGAAAGCTGAGCTGGCCAGGTCCATGGCGCCTGACGCCAGCGCCGAAAACGTATCACTGACCGTTGTGGCTACAGCGGCAAAATCGACGGTAGACAGCCATTCGCCCATGGCAGAGCCAATGTAGTCACCTACGATACCGCCGACGATGGTGCCAACCGGGCCGAGTAAGGAGCCAACGGCCGCGCCAACAACACCACCAGCCACGCCGCCTACGGTGCCCCACTTGTCTGCCTTGGCAGCGGCCTTCTCATCGGGGGTTGCGTTCGGATCTTCATCCTTCATAAACGCATTGGCGATCATGCCGCCGCCGAGTAAGGCGCCAATGAATGGAAGTTTTTTCAATACCCCTTTAACCATCCCTCCTAAGCCGCCACTGCCACCAGGTGGCCTAGGTGGGCGCGGTTGATTCCGGCGGCCATTGGCATCGGGCGGGGTTGGACCATTACGCGCGCCGCGTCGATTCGTATCAGGGGGGTTAGGCCCACCCCCACCTCTGCCACCTCGTGCGCCCCTGCCGCCACCGGAGCCACGTCCACCCCCAAGCATCGAGCCTGCGCCCTTGAGTAGACTGGCAAGCCCCATCAGCTTGCTCAGGGCCTTGATCGGCCCCAGCAGCATACCCAGCATCGACAAAAGGCCCGACAGGACCAGGCCCATTAGGCCGCCACCGCCACCGCCGGCCGGGGTTTTTACGGCCGCCCATATACGGCGGTACCAGGCAACGTTTTCGCGCTGATTCTTTTGCTCGGGGCGCTTACCAATACCGAACAGGCGCCCCATAGGCTTAAGAACGCCAACCACAGGGGCAACTATGCCCCCTATCTCTTTGACGGCCTGAACGGTTGGATCGATGCCGTCTGTACCAGAACCCACGGCACTGGCCACACCCTTCAAGGTGTCGGCGGCATCCCCCATTGCGCCAGCCGCACGGCTTTCCTTGTCGCTTCCCGAGGCGTCAGGGCTTGGTGCACCATCGGGGCCAGCGTTACGGCGGCGCCACCGGCCGCTCTCATCCCGGTGACGGTCAGGAGCGGGCGTTGGCGAGGCATCCCGGTCGGGCGGCTGTGGTGGCGGTACAGGCCGTGGGGGCGGGGCAGGTCTTGGCGAGCCGTCGGACGGTGCACTAGGTGGCGCGCCAGGTGCTGGCGAATTGCGGCGCGATGGCCTGTCAGGAGGTATGACGGGGGAAGCTGGTGGCGCGCTATTGCTGGGGGCCGGCCCTTCTACACGGACGCTTCCCAGCGAATTAGCTATAGAGCGCAGTTGTGCCAAGGTGGCGTGCGTGTCCGAGCGGATCGCCTTGAGTACCGCAATCTCGCGGGCGATCTTTTCCAGATTCTCGGACACCGCGCCCGTTAGAAAGCCATCACCATCGGAGGGGAGAATGCTCACTTACACCCCCCCGATCACTTTACGCACCAGATCCACGCTTTTGGCCAGGACGCCGGCTTTCTTCTCGGTGGCGACTTCCTCGGGCGACGGCTCAAGGTCTGGCAGGTCGGCTTTCATGAAGCGGTCGGCGCTGTCGAGCATGGCCGCCGCACGGCTTGGCAGGAACTCCGAACCGCGCTGAAGTGTGGTCGGATCGGCGCTGTCGAGCATGGCGCCCGTGCCAGCCTTCTGTAGGCGCAGCATCAGGCGAGCGTTGAGGTCCACCAGGTCATCGTTTACTTTGCACTGGTGAAGGTAGGCTTCACTGATTTCTGCCGCCTGTGCATCGCTCTGCGCCATCATCGCCTCTACGCTGTCCATCATGGCAGCGCACTCGCCCGCGAAGCCCAGCGACTCAATGGCGCCCGCCTCGACACTATCCAGCATGGCGTCATAGCCCCGGTTCGTGTCGTAGTTCGGGGTTCTGACAAAATCCATACCGTGGAATGTCTTGGGCGTGCGTAGGCCAGCTTCTTCGGGGGCATGGAACACCGAACTGAACCCATAGGCCTTGCTGTCGTACAGGCGGCCAGCGATACGCCCCGGCGCGTTGTTCAAAAACTCTTGGTTATGCTGGATGGTGCCGTCTGGCAGACACTTGATCATCACCGTGCGCACAGTGGGCTCCAGCACCACCACTTTTCCGCCCTCAATGACTGTTTCCGGCACGTTGAGGCCGTATTTCTCGCGGAACGTATGGCCGAAGTACCCATACACGTCCCCTTTGCGCACTAACTCCTGCACCATCGGGCCGTTGATCAGCGCCATCAGCGCCGGAATGTTGACTTTGCGATCTTGGCCGGCGAATTGGCGCCCGCGCTCGTTCACGTTGTAACTGATAACCCCTGTGCGCTTACGCATGATCACTCTTCCCCATTATCTGTAGTGCCGTTCGGTAGTAATGGCGGCTCGTTGTCATCACCACCGAAGTTCCCGCCGCCCATGTCTGGCGCAGGCGGTTTTGCATCCTTGATCCCCTTGGCATAAACCTTGGCTTTGTCGGCGTCGATTTCCATAGATCCGGACATGAACTGCTCCATCACATCCACGGGCAATCCCATGTTGCGCATCAGGTCCATACCCTGGAGCAGCATCACGCCGCCGTTGATCGATCGCTCACGGCTGGCCTGTTTCTCAGCCTCAAGCGCGGCGATGGAGCCGAAGAAATTCACGGCATACGGGCGCTCATCGTCCGCCCACACCTTGCCGTCTTTGGCCAGCTTGTGGCGGTCGATCACGTCATTGACCATGCTCATGAAAGCAGTACGGATGATCCGTGAGCGCTCAGCAGCCTGGCTGCTGGTGCGGTTAAACCCACCCTCGCCAAGGCCACCGGTCATTTGGTCAGCAAAGCCCACCATCGACAGGTCAATGCCCAGCGTGCCCGCCAGTTTGCGGGCGCAAAACATCACGTCTTCGATGTTGGCGCCGGCGCCGGAATTTGAGCCGCCCTGAAACGAGCTGATTTGCGTCAGCTGCTTTTCGTTGAAGGTCGGCATGACATGGAAGTTTCGCGAAGTAGCGTAGGTGCCTGTGCGCACCGCTTCCTCGGCCCGATCCTTCATGCTCTTGAGCATCTTTTCGAGCGAATCCATGAACAGCTTCTGTTGCTGCGCCGTCATGTCGGAGAGGTTGGCGCCGATCATCGTTTCGTCAATCGATCCGGTAATACGCTGGCCGATCATCCCGCGCAGGGAAGACAGCAGGTTGTCGTAGTCCGTTTCGGCCGCTTCCAGGAACGAGCCGCCCACCAGCGCTGGCAATGGCACCAGGTGATCAGCGGTGTCGGCTTCCAGGTTGATCTTTTGGGCGTTCTCTACCGCGCGCATCTGAGGCAGGTACACCATGCGCGGCATCCGCATACGGCACATTTTTAGATGGTTGAACCGGCTCTGTAGCTTCGACCCAATGCTGACCACGTAGCCCACGGTATGGCCAATCTCTTCGAAGGCCTGCACAAGCGGCGAAAACACCGACTCCGTGTCGATGGTGATCAGGCCTATGCCTTTCTCGGTATACAGACGGGCGTAGGCGTCACCGAACGCGCAGGCGTTGAAGCAAATGCCGTGGGCGTGCTTGTTGAGAATTTTGGCGATAAATTGCAGCTCATCGACAGCCTTCTGATCGGCCGCCGAGATACCGGGCTTGGCTTCGATAAAGATCGTTTCCCCGGTTGTTTCATGGCCGCCCAGCGCCATCTGTACATGCAAGCGCAGGATGGTGCTGATCAGCCCGTCCTGAATCATGTAATGCCACTTCTGATAGATCGCAGAACGTGACCGGGCCGGGCGCTCGCTAGACCCAAGCAGCATTTCAATGCCGACGTAATCGGCGTCAAACGTGCTGATCCCTTCCATCCGGATATCGGGCGCGGTACTCACCTCGCCCAGCAAAAGCTTGGTGGCGCCGGCGAGCGACCCCATCAGGCTTTTTTTCGGTTTCTTTTCGTCGGCCATTGTCTGTACGCATTAGTCCCATTTATCGGTCAGCGTACAGGCGGTTTTTAGCCCTTCCGGGAGGGGCTTTGCACCATATGGAGGACGTGCGCGTTACGGTTCCAGGTCGCCGGTTACTTCCTCATCAGGGCGCGGGTTGACCAGGTACTTGCGGGTATACGGCGGAATGTTCACGTTGCCGGTCACATCGACAATCTCGTAATTGATGATCAGGCCGTCACCCATCAGCAAGGCCACCAGCATCCGCTTGGCTGGCTGCACGTAACCCTCGGCGCCTGGCTCAAGGATTGGCTCGATAGACGCCTCAGTCACGCCCTCGGGGTAATCCAGGCGCCCGCCATTGTCGGCGGTGTTGCCCAGTGGCGCGGCGAAGCCTTGGGCGAAGTGGATCTTGGCGTCACAGGCGTACACCCACGAATAGTTCACCTCATCCTCATCGCTCATCACGCCAGCGCCACCCAGCGTGGGGTAGCCGTCGACGCTGGCGCTATCTGACTCCCGGTCGACCTGTTTGGAGAACAGCACGCAGTCGATAGCATTGGGCTCGCGTAGCGTGCGCTGGCGGTTGGCCCGGTTGATCTGAATTGCGACGTTATTGAGCATGTCTTAACCCTGTGCGTTGTCGGCGGCGGTGATGGCGATCCGCGCGGCTTGTTCGGAATAGCCCAGCTTCATCATGGCCTTGATTTTCTTATCCAGTGGCACGGGCTTATTGACCTTGGCGGCGTGTGTCTTGCGCAGCGATTCGTTCGCGGCCCGGACCTTGGCAGCTTCGGCGGCCTTGCGCTGCTGTGCGGGCTGCGCTGCGCGCTCCAGGCGCCGCTCTTCAGTGGTTTTTATGGTGCGGTCGCGCTTGCGAGCTTTGGCGGCATTGTCGATAAACGCCTGCTGCTCTTTCACGGTCATGACCTTTTGCTTTCCGCTCAGCGTTTTGCGCCCGTGCTCGATCATGCGGCGGGCGAAGTTGCTGAACGTGCCAGCGTGACCCAGCATGCCCATGACCTTTACGACGTGCTTGCAGGCCACCCCGTACAGCTTGGGGTTACGGATGCGCGGGAAACCGTCCTCGGCGCGCCCATAGTTGAAGTTGCCAATGCTGGCGATGTAGCGAAACCAGAAAGTGTGGCGGTTGCAGTCGCAATCGTATTTGACCTTACCGCGCGCCAGCAGCTTGGCGGCGTTGGCGGCCGAATCGCCCCCCGACAGCGCGGTGTCATAGCTGAGGAACTGCACCATAACCGTGTGCCGCGATACGTCGGAGTTTGGCCCAGCATTGGTCTGGAACTGCACCACGCCGCCGCCACGGTCGACTACGGGAAATGCCGTATGGATTTGTTTGTTGGCGCGCTCCCGATCTTGGGGAGTGGCCAGGTCGATCACCTTCTTGACCAGGATCCCGCCGGACGCCTGTTTGCCATGCTGGCCGTGCATGCGCTGAATGTCTTTGACGGCGGCCTTGAATGCCAGGATGTCGTCAAACGTGAGCATCCGGGGCTTGCCGTCAATCGTCGTGAACAGCGCCCGCTTAGGCTCGTACAGACCACCCATATCGTCGGCGGAAAGGATCTTAGCTTGATCCCCGAGGCGGCGCTTTAGATCGAACTCAAACGCCTCACGGGCCTGCTTGGCTGACTTGCGCGCGTCCTGGACGATGTTGGCGCCCTGGTCCTGGCCAGCCATTACCGAACCGTCCTAACCGCTGTGGTAATCCCGCACTTCTCTTTCAGGTAGCGCAGGTACGCAACGGTAGGCAGCACAAGGTCTTGCTCCTTGAGGGGGGCGTCTACGTTGGACAGACCCGCAGCGGCCAATATCACCCGTGTTTCCGTGGCGTCCCCAAACGCCCGCCGCGCCACCGCCGACAGATTGAAACGGTCGGTAGGGACGGTACGAATGACTTGGCAATTGGGGGAATAGCTCGGCTCAGTGGTGGCGAACCGCCGTAGCTCTCGATAAAACCGTGACTCTTCGATCATGTCCGCACCCCATAGATAACCAGGGTGGCAGTTTCACACGCGGGGGAATGGGGAGAGATTCCGGGTTTGCATGCTGGCGAAGGCTTGGACAGCGGTTATTCAGTGGTGAGCTTGATGCGCAGCGCCTTGGCTTCACGCGCCAGCAATTTGGAGTGCTCCATAGCCTCTACGCTCTTCGTCTCAAGCGCCACGATAACAGCCGCGAGTTGTTTCGGCGGTACGTCCTTACCCCAGCAATAAACGGTTTGGTAAGCCAGGCCCAGCGCCTCAGCAACCGCCTTCTTGTTACCCAACAGCTCAACCAATCTTGCTACTTCCATTCGCCCCACCCTGAGTTAAGAGACTGACATTTATAAGATTTATTCAGCATAACAGAAAAGCAAAACCCGCCTTGTGGGCGGGCTTGCGTATCACTGCGGCGGCTATTCCTCGGGCTCTTCACTCACGCTCAGCTCAAGCGGGAATTTCGCGAACATCGCCCGGACTACCATCAGGGCAGCGCGCATCCCTTGGGCAAAGTCATCGCTCATTGGCGCCGAGCCGTTACCTTCGCCAATCTCGATCAGATTGCCAGGCTTGGCATGCTTCAACAGCGTATCGATTTGCCCCATACGGTTGGCGTGCCAGCCCTCAAGAAAGCGAATTCCCTCAACTGACTGAGGCATGTGCACCACGCACTTAATCAACGCCTGGAACTCTTCGGCGGCCAGCTCGTAATCGTCTTTCGCATCATCACTCGCATACGGGTGATCGATCTTGCTGAATTGCGCGGCGAGTGCCTGCTGGCTGGCCATTACCTTCTCTATGAGGGCGTCACGGGCCTGCTCAGGCGTTTCTGTGGGTATTGGCGATATCAGCCCCGAAAGATCCGGGGTTTTGTCTTCAAAGCTCATCTGGCGATTCCATGGGGTAAGTGCGGGCGCTGGCGCGCCTTAAATTGTGCTCAATAATCTCGACTATCGATTGCACGCAGTTACGGCGCGCCAACTTGAACTCGCCCACCGTCGTCATCACCGTGATAGCGACGTTATTCCCGGTCTTGGTGCGAATCAGTTCGGTGACCCGGCTACGCTTCACCAGCACGCCACGATTGAGGCGCACCAGATCCAGCAACACCGCCTCGATAGACTTGAGTGTCGTTCCCTCATCCAGCAGCCATTCCCGGCCGTCTGGCGTAATGCCTATAACGTACTTGCTATCTGCCTTGAACGCTGCGAAGTCGCGGGCTTTGACGTACTGAAATCGTGCATCCCTGAACGCTTTCAAAATCATCAGGATAGATCCTTCTCTGTTTTACTGGTTTTGACTTCGGGGGCTCCAAAAAAGCATCCCTATACATTTTTTCGGGCGAAAAACGACCTTTATGATTCTAAAACGCCATTACAGTGAATCTGTTGATCAGACTTAATAACATCATGTCGCGGTAGCAGTCCCACCGTAGCGGGTAGGCGCATCACCTTCAACTACTTGGCATAGTGCGTGATCGACACTGACAGCGACCTGAACAAGCGCCACGCTACTCGCTGATCGCTTTCCAGTACTCCAGATTCGCGGGCGTTGGGTAGAAGACTGGGGTTGCGCGCTGGCTCTTAAGCGCAATGGCCGAATCGAGCGCCTTTAGCACGTCCGCCAGATCATCAGACACGTCGCTGCTGTAGCGCCGCGCCAGGTCTGACAGCATGTCCTCAGTGACACATTTGAACCTGGCCGCATCGGTCTGCGCCTCCGTCAGTGCTTCACAGGCTCTCTTGAGGTCGTACTTGAGGTAATGCGTAAACTCATGCGCCCCTTGCAGGCGGTCGATCTTGTCGCACACCTCAGTATCGGCACACAGGAGCTTGCGCAGCGCGTCCACGTCCCAATAGCTGCTGTAGTCGCCTGACTCACCGTTGGGGGAGCAGCGCACCAGCCCATCTATGTCGTCATCCGGGCAAAGGCGGGCGATGATCGTCACGGCCTCGGCGCGGCCCTGTGCACGGGCGCGGCGGATCACTGCCTGGATTGACTTGTCACGCTTCATACGTCGGCCTCCCTTGCAGCGCGCCGGGCTTCAATGGTCGCGGCCCGCTGGCGCTCATAACGACGGAGCCCATACACCAGCGCCGGTACGGACACTGGGAACGCAATCAGCATCACGGTACGCAAAATAAGCGCCAGCAATGAGTTGAACAGAAGCTTGGACCCCTCCCACGCATTGGCGCGCAAATCGGAATCAATCGGCCCTGTTGCCACTGCCTTTGCTACCAACTTCCAAGTAAATCGAGTCTTCACAGCGTCTGCTCCTTGGTTCCAGATATTCAGATAAAGGTTTTCAGGTCGGCATCTTTGCCGGTGCGGCGGTGAAGCTCATTGCGCTTGAGGTACAGGAGGTGTCGGCACTCTTCGCAGGCGTCGGCGCCGTTCGCCTCATTGCAGACGGCCTTATTGGTTCGAATGACGTAGGAGCCGCAATCGCACCGCATTACCCACTTGATGCCCGCGCTCTCAGCCAAGCCCACAGCGACCAGGCGACCACGGCGAACGCCTGAGAGGTTTCTATAGCCCGGCACACTTCTATCCCGGCGCGTCTCTTGGCGGATCGGTGGGCGCACGTCGAAAACCTGTGAGCCGTGGCGCTTGTTCGGCGTGTAGTGAGTGCCAGTTGACACCACGCGGGCGGCTGTAGCATTGATCGGGCGCAGGTTCATCGTCGCACCTCATTCGCCAGCATGAAACCCATCTTCACCAGCAGATAGGCCCAGTACAGCGGCCACACGGCGATCCGGCGAAACAGGTAGGTTTCATGGCGCGGCATGTCCATGGACATCAGGGTGACGCTACAGCCGGCCAAGTAGCCGATGATCAGGTAAGCCAGTGCTTCCTCACTCATTGCGCGCCACCATCGACGAACACGATTGCGTTATTGGTCATGCGGACAAACACCGCCGTATCACCTACCAGCTCAGCGAGCGTCGTCATGTACTGGGCTACACGCGCCAGAGGCATCCCGTCGAAACCGATGCCCTCCAGCACGAAAGAAAGCTCGCCAGCGACAGGAGCGGCGATAGGATCCGGACACCCACCATGGGGCGAGCACATACCCGGCGTCTGGCATGAATTCATTGATTTACGGCAGATCATGGCTTTCATTGCGGACGATCACAGATGTGGGCGCCGCTGGCGCTCAGGCGTGGCGTGATCCCACCGCCGGCCACGCTCAGGTACTGGCAGCCGGTCATAGCATCCGTGTGCAGTTTCATATTGGAGCGGGTAGCCCCATCGGTTGAATCGCCGCCCATGGAATAGAGCGCGCCCGCAATCGCGACCATGGCCAATGCATACCAAGCAGCTATCCACTTCACGGCGCCAAGGATTCCGCGAGATATCACGGATGCTGCTTTTTTCTCGTTGATATTTACGTCAATGCTCATAAGTTTTATTCCGTATATGTGGGGCAGGCGCCAGCATATCAGCGGAATAGACATTATCAAAACGTTGTTTTAAGTGATGCCGGCCAGCGCCGCGCGAGCAGCCTCAAGTGCGGCCTGTCGACGGTCAGTGCCGATACTGACTGCCTCTCCTTGCGCCGGCACATAGTCCGCAGACTCAAGGAAGGCCATGGCGATGGTGTCCAAAAGGTCGGGGGATGGTAAACCCTCGGCGGCCATATCCTGCTTGCGGGCGATGTGGTACCGCCCAAGCTCATCCAGGAAGTAAGGAATACGGCTGCCCTGGTCGATCAGATCCTTTTTGTACTGGCTCGACAGGCGTACTACACAGTCCTTGATCGCCTCTACCGCGTGCACGGTGCTCTGCGCCCGCTGGTTGACGAATCGCTTGCGGTATTCGTTGCTGAACGGCAATTCACCCCAACGCACACCCTTGGCATGGATACCGCCGCCAGACAGCTCTATCAGCCGCTTGAGGAACTGATTACCCATGCCGTTGGTGTCGACGATGATGGTTACGTTTGAGAATTGCGCGGCGTAGTCCAGCACCTTCACCGCCACCGGCGTCCAATCCTCGGTGTTGGTGTAGACCGGTACCGCGACCACCTCAATCCGGCGCCGGTCTGCGCTCATCCGGTCCCCGTTGCCGATCACCTTCATATGCGTGGCCACGGTCTTGTCTCGCCCTACGCCCGCCGCCACGTCGACAACGATCAGGTGGCCGTATGCCTCGCCCGGCAGAATGACGTTCGGGCCTTCAATGACGCGCTCAAGGGCTGCCTGGCTTAGTAGGTACTTGCTGGAATTGGTCGGGAACATGCCCCGGACCTTGATCTGGTATTCCATTTCATCGCGCCCACCGTACTGAATGAGCTTTTCCTTGATGAACTCGATACCCACGAGCGTGCTTTCTTCGGAGCTGAACGTGAGGCTTGTCCACGCCCCACCCTGGCGCTTGCTCTTACTGTGGTGTGAGTCACGAAAGAACCCGCTGCTACGCGTAGGCTGTGAGGCCATGATGAAACGGTTACGCGGATCCGTGAGGGCGCCACCGATCACGCCAAAGTTTTCGTCCGGGATGCCTGACGCTTCGTCCGCCATCCATAGCAGATAGTCGCCGTGGGTACCGGCCAGGTTCTCAGGCGAGCCGCGTGGCGCTGTACGGGTGGTGACGTACCAGATAGCCGACTTGGTGTTGATATAGACCTTTTCGGCCTGAATGGTGATGTACTGCGCAATCCAGGCGTGCGGGCCTTTCTCGATCTGCGCCTTAAGTGTGGTGATTTCCTTCCACACACCCTCCCGCACCGTCTTGAGTTTCGGCGCCGTAATGTAGGTGTTGGAGTTGCGATAGCAGAGTAGGTGCCAAAGCGCTATGACGCCAAAACTCCTAGTCTTGCCAGTACCGTGACCAGACGCTACCGATACCCGGCAGCCATAGGGCGAAGCCTCGTCAAACAGCTCCTTTTGCTGGTGCGTTACGGGCTTGCCCACAATACCCATGCCGCAGACTTCAACGGCAAATTTGTATTGTTCAAACGCATATCTCTGGACGAACGCGGGCCAGCGCGGATCGGCATCGAGCACCAACTGTTTTTCTTTCTTCGCTGCCCTGGCCATGCAATCCCTTAAACGCAAAAAGGGCCGAATTACCGGCCCTTACACCTTACTGCTTGATTTTCTGGCGCTTATTGGTGGCTTTGCGCCTTTGCACGCTCAAGCTCGGCAAAGATCAGCGCGCCAGCCTTGGCCAGCGATTCAGCCGGTGGGCAGGATTTGATTTTCGACTTGAAGGGCCAGAAGCTGACGTAGCGCATTGGGTACACGCCGCCCGCCTGCATCGCGTAGCACGCCGCCGCACGCGCCAGCTCGCCCCCTTGGTATTGCTCCAGGTCGCTCTGTATCGAATAGCCCTCTTCCTGGCGCTGGCGCTGGTGCTCAAGCACGACAGACATCACCTCATGGCTCACCCCTGGCACGTTGGCGTACATCGGCATAGATGATTGCCAGCCTTGGGCGACACGCTTGGCCCACTGAGGCGACTCCGGCCCTGTAGGTCGCGCCAGAACAAGCCCAACCGCCTTGCCACCGCGACGGTTTACCCACGCCAACGGGGCCGAACCATTCTCACCAAGGGGGAATGCCACGCTCAGCCATACGGCATACGCCATTTGTGTGTTGGCGTTGGCGTAATCCTCGCCGTCGCGCTCCAGATCCGTTATCCCGGCCTGGCTCGCGGCATACTCAAAATCAGCGCGATTCAGAAAGATCGACATGCGTACCCCCAGCTTCCATAAATGCCCATCGTTCGGCTGGCAGGTGCTCACGGCTGGCCTGCTCAATGTCGCCGCTCTCACTGCGCAGCCAAAGCAGCGAACCAATTTCCAATTCGACCAGCAAGCGCTCGCCAGTGCCGCGATTCACCACTATCAGTGGCCTCACCGGCGCACATCCGGCTCAACAAAGATCGGCACGAACTTCAACCGATCCTCGATCAGCGCCACATCAGCATCCGTGTACCCACGCGCCAGGCGGCCGTTTACCAGCGGCACCAGCAACGTGCGGTGAATCTTGGTCCCGTGCGCAACGTAGTCACGCAGGCCGCGCAGCACCAACGCCTCGGAGCCCTTATAGGGAAACCCCAGCCAGAAGCCATTAGCGCCCTTGGCGGTGCTGTGCAGGTCGATGGTCGGCGTTTCCGGGTCGTGGTCGCGGAAATGCACGCGACCGTCAACGGTGAGGCGCAGGCGGCACACATCCCCCGCTTCGTTCGCCCATGTGTGGTTTCCGACCTTCGATATCTCCACCAACACCGCGTTGGCGTGCTTCAACCGCATCAGGCGCGCTGAGCGTTTCAAATCGGTGGGGGCTGGGGCTTTCTGTGGCTGGCTCATATGTGACTCACAGCATTTTCAGTTGAAGTTGGGCGCGGACGCATTCGTGGTGCCCGTGAGGCAGGGCGCTTGTGCCCCGCTCACAGTTCCGACGTTTGCAGTCCTGGCAGAGGGTGAAGGGGCCGTGCGCGCCTTTGCGCCACACAACCCGATCCCCGTCGCAATAACGGCAAACCATAGGGTTTGTACTCTCCCGGTTAATCCCCGGCCTTGGTGGTGCGTGTGGCCAGCATCACGTCCGCGTATTCCCAGCGGCGAATAGCGTTCGCCTCAGCACTCAGTTCCGGATCCCAGCGGACAGGCGCATGCAGGGCCAGGTCGTCGCGCAGATCGCTGAGGTAGCGCGACAGCGGTGCCGGCGTCTTGCGTTCGACCGGATCAAGGCAATCCATCGCGGCACCAGCGGGCGCCGTGGCTTGCTCCTGAAACTGTGTCATAGGATCGGTAGCGACCTCGACAACAACAGGCTGTGCAAGCGCCGCACGAGCCACATTGCGCTCAGCCGCATGACGGGCGGCCCGAACTTCGCCAATAGCGGTGGCCAACGGCAACTTGAGGAAACTGGCAATAAATGGGCGCAGCACATCCGGCGTTACCGGCGCACCAGCACGACCACGCTCAATCGGCAGCCAGCGCGCCAGCTCGGGCAAGCGGACATGAAAGAACTGACCCGCGCCCGAATCACGGACTTGCAGGCCGCTTTCCACCAGGTACGCGCGAAAGGCCGGGATCTGCTCGGCATTCAACAGACCGGTATCGTTCACGATGGGGGCGCCTAGTGCCGCAACCGGGGAACGACGCTCAACAGCGATAGATTGTTGTGCTTGCTGCATGTATTCCTACTCCTGTGACTTTGCCTTGAATGGCGTTAAGTTTTCTGGCCTACCCTGGCGCGATGTAGCCTGTTTCCCACCCTTCAAGGGCGGCAGACTTCCCCAAATTTGTCCGGTCTTGAACTGGTACAGCTCCCACAAGCCGAGTTTCATCGTCACTGTGCCGTCTTCGTAGGTCTGCCAGGCTCTCCGGCTGACATGAATCAGCGCCGCGCTTGCGCGCTGACTCAGGCCAGTAGTGCGGCGTGCTTGCATAACCTGTGAAGCGGTTGGCCCGGCCGGTTTCAATTGACGATTCCTATCTTGGCCAGCTCTTCCATTCGTGCGGCCATAGCCTCGCGATTTTTCTGAGTGTTCGCCTCAGCGATGGCCAGGATTTCCTCAAGCCTCTCTTCCGTGACCCCCTGATTCACCACTACAGCCGGCTCCACGTTCATGTTGAACAACCTTGCCAAACCGTCGCGATAGCCTTTCTGGCTGGCCACTTTAAGCTCGGTACCGTCCTTGCCCTCCTTCACACCCTCATAGAGCGCCAGGGCAGCAGGAGACAGATTGCTAGTGTCTTTGAATAGCGCGCGGCCTTCGCCTTCACCGTCGCACTCAGGGCAATCGGAGTGGGGAGGCTTCTTGCCGTCGTAGCCCACACCGCCAAGCTCATCGAACTCGCCAATGGTCTTGTTCTCTTCCTCGGCGGCGGCTTTATCCATTTCGTACTGCGCCCGGCGCCGTTCCATTTCACTGGGGCGCAGCTGGAACTTATGGTCGATGCCGTAGCAGTAGCGGCAACACCGGCGCACGTACTCAACCAGCTCGCGCGGATCGGCAAACGACGCCGCGTGATAGGTCGCTATGAGCTGGTTTTGAACATCTGCCGTGCGGGCAAACAGCTCGACTTGGCGAGCCAGCGTATATGGGTGTGACTTAACCTTACTTAACAGACGACTGGCCGCTGCTGAGGCTGCGTTATCGTTGGCGCACTTGAACCCGGCGTCACGGTAAGACTGGCGCTGGTCATACGTCACCAACCACAGGTCGACGAACTTCGCCTGCCTGGCATCAAGCCCCTGGAAAGCCGCCATTTCCATGGCTTTACGCTCTTTCAGCGTTAGCTTCACTGGGTTCTCTATCTTTGTCGTTCCACAGCCACCGTGCCGGTTCGCCTTCTTCGGCGTGACCGGTTTTGCAGGGGCTTTGGCGGCTTTTTTTACAGGCTTTTTGGCCGGTTTTTTGCTCGGCACGGCCTTGTTAACATTAACCGCACGCGGTTTTGCAGGTTTACGAGCGCGCGCGTTAGCCGAGGACGGGGATAAATCATCCCCCGACACGGCTGGTTTTTCAGTATCTGGCTTGCGCGGCATCCCAACACCTCATGCGTAATAAGTTCGCTATCAACCGTGGCAACGCGGCCAACTTCTTGCGCCTCACGGTAAAAAAATAGCCCGCAGGGCGGGCTACTCTTGTGGGCGTTGGTCCTGGTACTGACCCCCACCACTATCAGTCAACGGAACGCTACTGACCGGCGCCGCAAAGGCAGTAAACCTTTCTCCTGTCGGTTATCCATGCTGGGGTGTTGCAGCGCACTGTCTAAGAGCGCCTTAGCCTGGTAGAGACATCCCACCAGACCACCACAACGAGCGACCGCATCACGCTTTGAATCAGCCCCTTAAGGAGGCCAAGCTATCCGCGCACAGGGCGCTAATTTGAAATGCAGCAGGTAACGCGCTTAGGCGCATGGTCAACCCGCATTACTGGCGCCACTACAACCAGGAGGAACGCCCTGGCCATGCTTGCCGCCTTTCGGCCTACTGCATACCGCAGCGCTCTAATCCAAAGCGCTCCGGTTATGCGTAACCCTGTAAAAACCCGCGACCTGCCGGAGGTGGCAGGGAGCGCGGGGTGCTGCGACCGCCGTTGACTAACTGGTTCACTCCAAAAGGCGCCACGACGGCTATACGCGCCTTCCTCTCCAGCAGCACAAATCAAAACAAAAGCTGTTGCACCTGCTTTGCAATCTGCTCCGGCGCGGGACAGAACGGCTCGTAGTCGGCCATTGCTTCCTCTCGCGCTCGGCGGCGTATCTGTTCGGACATACTCCCATGCAGTTCGCCCACCAAACGGACGAGCTTTGCACCACCGCGAATCTCTTCGAACTCGGGGGCGTGGGTTTTGACGACGTTTAGAGCGCTGACCAGATCCGTGGCGACACCGGCCAGGTTGGACAGCAGAGCGCGATCCAGGCTTAGAGCCTCGATCATGATGGCGTTGCGGCGTGAAATCCCATCTACGAACTGGCCGAACTGGCCCATTAGGGAGGCACTGATAATGCCCCTGAGTACAGCCTGATTGCCCTCTTCTGGCTCGGCCAGAATGTCGTCGTGCATATCAAGGAGGTAATCAGTCGTCACGCCGTACAATTGAGCCAGCAGGCGCAGGTTTGCCAAGCTCGGCAGTCGGTGACCGTTCTCGTAAAGGCTGATCATCGTCACGCCTTCCTGAGCCAGCGCCAAACCGGCAGCGCTCTCACTCAATCCGGCCGCTTTGCGTGCCCGGCGCAGCTTCCGTCCGACGATGCCCATTAGGCGGGTTTCCTCGGCACGTCGGCGCTCATTTGAGCCAGCGCCAACCCCCAAGTCTTCCGACTCGCTAAACAACGAAAGCTCAGCGCTTCGGATATCGCCCGACGCCCCTTCTGCCTCTGTCGCATTCGCAGCGGTTGTTTTATCCCCGACCATCTAAAGCACCCTCCCCGGCACGTCTCAACGCGGCGATTAGAAAGTATCCCTATACATTTGGCAAGCCAAAAAGGCGCAAGCATTTCGCTGTGGACGTGGCGAAATTGACAACCTATTGCGCTTTTTCTAAACCTTCGTTGTACAGCTCAATCACGCGAGCCTTGAGCCCGTCTGCGTTTGCCGGGTTCTGATCGCCTTCACGCAATAACAGAGTTCGGCGCCAGCGAAGATCGCTAATTGTCATCAAAAACTGAGCGTCGTACTCGATTCGAAGGCTCAACCCTGTAAGACAATGGCGCTTTTTCGGTGCATAACAATCTGCACAAAACATGATATGGCTAACGTACCTTTCATGGGCGTTCACCACCACCGCCGGCAGTGGCTCGCTCAAGCGCCAACCTCTTCAATGATCCAACCACCTCCATCCTTCTTGGCCTTGGGAAACACCACGCGGAACACAAACGGGTATTCCTTGGCGGCCACCTTCATTTTGACCTTGGCATCATCCTCATAGATGGCTTTCGCCCCCTTCACGTCGTGCAGCTCAACCGTACCGTCAGCCAACTGCACCATGAAATCAGGCGTCAGCGTGGTGAGCTTGGCCAGTAGCAGCCTCACCGGTTCGAAACGCCACCACACGACATCCCCGGCCAGCTTCAACTCGTCCAGGTGCGCCGCGTACCGGGTTTCGGTGGCGTTCATTACGCCCTTCGGCAAGCGCCCCTTGGCCTGCATGCGCTCTTTCGCGCTCGGCCGTGACGCAGTAGGCACCACCACCGGCGGCGGTACCTGGGCGGCATTGCTCGCGGCCTTGGCCGGGGCTTTCTTTGCCGCCACCGCGCCCGGAACACCAGACGGCACGGCGCTCAGCGCCCGCTTGGTCATCGCCGGGGGGAGCTGTTTCAACTGCTCTTCGCTTATCCAGCGCTTCGACATGCCAGTTAAACCATGGCCATTTCGCACTGAGCATTCTCGGGGGACTTGTCTTGCGCTACCCGCTTCAAATGCTCATGTGCGATACGCGCTGTCGCAATGGCCATATAACCCTCGTCCAGCTCGCAGCCAATGAACTCAAAGCCTTCGCGCATAGCGGCCTTGCCAGTGCTACCCGACCCCATGAAAGGATCGAGCGCGATACCGCCCGGCGGCGTCACCAGGCGCAGCAAATAGGCCATCAGGTCCGTAGGCTTAACCGTAGGATGGTTATTGCTCTTGGCGTCGGTGTTTTCAATCTGGCGCAGGGTGGCGCCATGAGTGAATTGTGGACCGGGATCTGTCAGCCCCTCGTTACGATCCTTGCGACTGGTCTTAGGGCAGTAGAAGAACCTGGCCGCGCTGCCTGCATCACGGAAATCATGCGTGACCTTTCCGTTGCCTTTCCCGTAACTGGTAGCCGTGTGGTTTTCGCCGCGCTTTGGGTTATTGGGATTGCCATTGGCGCGAGCACTATCAGACGTAGGGAACTGCGCCACTACCTCAGCGCTACCATCATGAATAAGGTTTGCAGGCCAGCGACCAGCCGCAGCGGAACCGCCACCCGAACGCAGGCTTGTAGCCCCTTCCTGATCGGAACCCCTTGTTCCTGAGTGTCCACGGTCGCCAGAACAATTTCGAGCGTAGGTCGCGTCACTCACCTCAATCCGACAGCCGCCAATATTGAGCGCCCCAGTGCCATGCGCCAGTACGTTGGCTGCCACAGTAGAAGCAAATGGCTTGCGAGCCACGGTTATCGGCTCCAGGGCAGGCTTGAGCGCAGTACCCCAGCCTTCCCACTGCTTGGCGGTGTCGGTAGCGGGCTCGTCATAGCGAGGACGGGTTGAAGAGTCGCCTTTATCCCAGTCATCACCATAACCCTCACGGCGATCTACTCCGGGGCGGGTAAGCTCTCGCGCGGCGCCGGCGGCCTTATCAATGGCCTTGCTCACGTCCATCGACTTCGGGAAGCCTGAGCCATAGACCCACGCAATCATGTCGCGAATCTCAAAGCCGGCATCTTCAATGCGTACTGCCATGCGGTGCTGGGTGCGGGTACCGGCAAACGCCAGCAGGTGGCCGCCCGGCTTAAGCACGCGCAGGCACTCGGCCCATATCTCCACGGATGGAACATCGCCATCCCACTTCAACCCCATGAAGCCGCCAGCGCCATTCCCTGTACCGATACGCGAACGGCCATGTGGACTTTTTAGGTTTACTGATGCGGTACCGCTCCCGCCCTTCTTACCGCTGGTAAGCCCATAGGGCGGATCGGTAACGATGCTATCAACAGAGTTGTCTGGAAGGTTGCGCAGGGTATCCAGGCAGTTGCCTAGAAATAACTGGTAGGGAGCACGGGCAAGCATTGGGCATTTTCCTTTGTCATCGCATGAGGCCTTACGCCTCCGAATGAACAAATTTTCCCAGACGATTACCCGCGCTTTTGCCGGGGGTTTGCATGGATTATCGGGCGCCAGCCTGGGCGCCCTTTGCATAAATTGAGTGAGTCACACCGCCGGCCTCATAACCGGCCCCCACTCAACATGTCGCGTCCGGCCGGTATAGCCACACTCCCGACACCCAACGTTTCCACACCCACACCCGCCCATTTCGCAGCCACAGCAGCAGCCTGAGCAACGTAGGGTGAAATAGCCCTTCTCCTGCACCTCGCCCTCATCGATCATGTAATGCTTGCGACGATCCAGGCGGAACCCGGCCAGCTTCTCGGCTTCCTCATAGGTCGCCAGCGTCATGGCGCCGTCGGCATAGCGGTAAACGTTACGCATAGGCGCCAGCCTTAAACGCTTTGGCGTGACCTACACACACCTTGGTAGGTTTGTCCTCATCCTGGTATGCGTGACACATGAACCCTTTGCGGTCGTGGGCCATAAACTCGGCATCGCACGTCGCTATGGGCGACTGATTGGCAATGGAGCCCAGCCGGTACGCACACCCGTGACACGCGCCAGCAGGATCGCACTTGCTTGCGATCAGCACGCCCTGACACGCCCCAATGATTGTTGGCAGATTTACACTGTCGAATCGGTCGGGATGGACGCCACACTCTTCGATCAGCACCTGGTCGCTCATCGCGGCACAGTTTTCAGCGACGGAGTTGGCCATGCCGATCAACTGCGCCAGCATTTCCACCAGACGGCCAGCCCCATCCGTTGCCAGCACCGCGCCAACCATGTCTCTGCGCGCTTCAAGGTCGTATTGGCTCATACCGGCGATCAGCATCGCATCATCGGTACTCATGCTGTATTCGCAATTGGCGGGCGTAGTCATGGCTGGCCTATCGCCCCAGTGGTGTCGCGGTCAATACCAGCCTTCACCGGGTTAGGTGAAAACATGTCCACCGTCTGCTCACAGCGATACGGTGCGTCGGGATCGAAAGGCAGCAGGTCGACGATCAGGCGCTGATCACCCGACGGCAGGCCATAGGGCTGAGCATCCATCCACTGGCCGTTCTCCACCGTGTCCAGCTCGGCACGCGTCTTGATTTCGCGGCTACTGGTTGTTTGTG